GTAAATACTAACTCTTCCTCGTCGTACTTTCCAAGTATGAAACTAGTCATATTGTTTTCTTTAAACATATAGCCGCATATTATAAAATCATCGTCAGCCATATTTTTAAACTTGATCCAGTCCTTAGTACGTTTATCAAATCTATACTTGCTATCCTTTCTCTTAGCTACAACACCTTCTAACCCCTGCTGCTTAGATAATTCAAATAGTTCTATACCTTTTTCATCTATATATCTTGATGTTGAAAACCTTTCGTTTTCACTTATTAAAATGCTTTGCAACTTTTTCTTTCTTTCGGTTAGCTCTAACTCATTAATAAGTTTATCTCTTAAATAAATTATGTCATACACAACAAAACTAGCTTGGTGAGTTTTACTAGCTAGATTAATTTTAAAACTATTTGTCATTAATGTTCGTCGTTGTATTTCGTAAAAGTCTGGTTTACCTTCTTTATTTGTTACTATTAACTCGCCATCTAAAATACATTTTTCGCTTACATGTTTATAAAGATTCTTAAGTTCAGGAAATCTCGGTAGCAATTTGATGTCTCTTTTATTTCTTAAGTCTGTAGAATCCTTATCCAAATAAGCTACACATCTAATACCATCTAGTTTAAGTTCATATATATAATTACTATCATTGAACGACTCTTTCATTTCAGCAATAAGCATTGGCTTAATTCCCTTAGTGTCAAAAATATCCATTAAATAATGTCACCTCAAATTGTTTTTTATTAGTATGTGATTAGTATATTGTTTTATACTTTTGCAATAAAAAAAACAACTGTTATAGTTGTTTAAGTTCTATCTTTAATTTTTTGAGAATAACTCAACATTTTGATTAATAAACACCTTTTTATAATGTTTACAGCTTTTATGTTGTATTATTTCATATTTCCAAGTTATATTAAACTTATCTTCAGGATATAAAATTTCATTAGGATTATTATAACCATAATAATTTTTATGATCCTCATCGGTTGCTTTTGTTATTCCTAATTCTTTTACCATTAAATCTACAATATTCTCATCAAATTGATCTCTATTATACCATACTAAACTCTTATAGTATCTTTTTAATCCAATGCCATTTGATTTTTGAATATGATTGTCACAAGTATATTCAAAAGCTTCTGCAAAACCATTACTACTTTCTAAATTATAATAGTAGAGTATATTAGATTTTAAACTATCTTTTGTTTCAAAAATTTCATCTAATTTTTCTTTAAATGCTATTAAAAAATCTTTATTTATAAAATTTTTAACCCTATTTGGTATTTTATAAAATTTATACATCATATATTCTCCCAATCAAATTTATTTTCTATTTTACCATTTATTAACCATTAAAACAATCTTTTTATTCAAACTTACCTATAACAATCAAATCTCCAATATGGATAACCATTACTAACATTTATTTCTTCTTTTATTTTTACTAATTTAACTGGTTTATCCAGGTATAAACTTAAAAACTTTTCTATTTTCTTATGCTCTGATATATTAAAATACTGACTTGTATTCCCAAATACCTCGTTATTACATTTGTTATATTTATCCGAATCCCATTGCCATAATCTATCACTATATAATGTTGTATTAGGTTCAATATCATAATAAGGTAACTCATATGTGTTTATTTCTTCTACTGAACCGTTTTGATAGTATATTGTTATTTCTATTTTACTCACCCACCTGTTTTTAAGTTTTTAATTTAACTATTGTAATGCTCTCGCAAATAATTATCAATACAATTTGTGCATCGTTGACCTTCTTTACAACATCCCATCTCTTTTAATTCAAATATTTCGCAAAATGAACAACTAGCAGCAACTAGATTACCATAATACATATTTAGAATTATATTTCCTATGGGTTTACTATCACATTTTGCAATGCGTTTTGCTATTTCTAAAGTATGTTCTTTTTGTTGTTTTTCCCAGTTAGATAACCCCTGCAAACTACGTCTCAATGAAGCGTTTTCTTCCTTTAATTCATCTATTCTTTGTTTTATATTCATATTCTCACCTCTACAAAATTTAATTTATAAACAACGTTATTAAACAGCTACTTATTATCATTATTAAACTCATTATTATAAATATCTTATCTTCTTTATCTAATAATTTTTCTTTCATTAAACCACCTCACTTAAAATTTAGTTTAAATAATTACACCAATTGATTTTTTGACCACAGTTAGGACAATATTCACCCTCTACACCATTATCATCCTTTAAGTATGTATCACAATTAGGGCAACAACTATAGTCATTTGGATTTAGTGGTATTTGTTTTCTGTATGCTTTTAATACTATATCTCTAATATTTTCATTTGCTATTTCTGTAATGATTGTCATTTCAATTATATCCATATCTATTACCTCTCTTTTATTTAATTAAATTTTAATCTAAACATATACAAAATAGTTATCTCTATCTTGTTCTATCTCTAAATCTTTATATATCTCATATTCTAATTTATTATCATCTAATACTTTTACAAATTCATCATTATTTTCTATTATTTCATACATTTTATCATATGTGAAATTATGTAATTGTGGCTATACATTTAACAAGCGTATATTCCTTTTTATTTAGGAGTACTTGTGTTTCAAATGTGTTCTTTAATATAAATGCTACTTCTTTAAGCTCTGATGCTGAGTATCTGTCTTTTATATTAAAAAATTTATTCTTACTTTTTATATAAAGTTTATTTAAATTATTAGTTACCTCTAAAATCCAATCTTCCCTTGTTTTTAACTTGTATTCACCTAATATTAGACTGTGTAAATTTTCTCTTTCTAAATTCCATCCTAATGCTTCTTGTGAACTAGAAGCATTGCTCCCATAATATATCGCTTCTATATATTGTTCAAATAAAGTATTTACATCCATACACTTAACCTCACTTTCATCTACAAAATTTTAATTTTCCTCATTAACTTTTTTATTCTTTTTCTTTTGTTTAGCTTTTCTATCTTTTATTTTCATATCAGCAATAATATCAATTGCAAATGCACTTTTTTGAGGTTCTATATTATTTTCCAAACAACCTTGCAAGGCATCACTTGCGATATTTAATGCTTGTAATTGTTTCTTGTTTAAATACATTTATAACCTCACTTTCTTAGATAAATATTAATTATCATTTACTCAACATATGTAATATACAATATTGTATATCGTCTATGATTAATTTATTTTCGTATAATGAGATATAGGCTATATCTTTTTTCACTGTAGTATTTTCTTTTGTGTCAAAGACAGTTACCAAATCATGGTCATCAAATTGTTTCCTAAATACCTTTAATTCATCAATTACTATTCGTTTCTCAAAATCTATATTGCTATTTTCTGTAAGTGTTAATATTCTCATTTTTAATCCTCCTTTAAAATACTGTTTTTATCGTACACAATTCATTAATATTTCTTCTGTCAATATATTATTATTTTGTTTAGCCATCTTTTGTAATTCTTTAAGGTTAAATTCTTCCTCTTGAAATTTAAATTGTATCCATTCAGGCTCATATTCTCTCCAATCAAGCCATGATTTAGGATTTTTATTGTTTAAGACTTTTTTTACTATTTCTAATAATCTTTCACCAGCTTGCTTTGACTTAACAAACCCTGATAAATCGTAGCCTATTCCTCTTGCGTTCCAAAACTCTCCTTCACCTTCAGGTCTTATATCAGGATATATAAATTTATGTCCTATTATTGCTTTTCTAGGATGATTTATTATTATTGGTGTAAACATTATATCTTTACCGTTACTATCCTTATCACCTGAACTATATGATATTGTTATATTTTCTTGTTTTGCTTCTTCATGTACTATAAAAAAATGAGTATTACATTCCCTACATGTCAATCCACCACAATTACTTATATAACAACTATCTGATATTGATGTAGTGCATCCACAAACTGGACACCCATGTAACTTATATTCATTCTGTTTTAACGCTATGTTTAAATATATTTTATTCATATTTTCACCCTCCTAACACACCAGCCAATCTCAATTCTTGCATAACATCAATTAAATTGTTTTGAGTTATTGTTATTAACAACTCATTATTATTACAATGTCTAAGTTTCTGAATATGTCCTTCTAAATAATCTTTACGGTCTAATAAATTTTCTATACTCATTTTATATTCTCCTTATATTTCAATTTTCGTTTATGATGTTTAAAAATTAAATACCCTCTTATATCTAATGGTAAATCCTTTACATCAACCTCAACCCAACGAAAAACTTTTTCAATGTCATTCCATCCACAACTACAACATGTTCCAAATGCAAATCCTATTGTATTACCACACATTTCACAACTCATTAATTTAATCCTCCTACTTTTCTTTTATAACTATACTCATATTCTCAATTAGTTCTTTTATTTTGATAAATTCACGTTCTATTTGCCATGTAGTAAAATCATTAATTTTTATCCAAGTTATTCTATTATGTATTTTTTCTAATTCACTTCTTATGTCTTGTAATTCTTCAACTGACGTTTCTTTTGACAATGAAAATATTGATTTCATTCTCCATGATGATAACATTTTATCACTCCTTGTAAATTTCTCATTTTATTACTAATTTCATAACCAATTCTCTAGCATCATGTATACCATCAATATAGTTTTCTAGAGCTTCTATTTCTTTATTATAATTATTAATCATATCCTCTAATTCTTTGTATTGACAATATTTTATTTCAGTATTTAATTCACTCCTACAGAAACTTCTCGCTGATATTAAATTATTTAATTTAGTGCGATTATTTCTATATTCTGTTGATAACGTATCAACTATTATATTTCCTGTTTCCATATTTTTATTACCTCACTTTAACTAAGCACATACACACTTATGTGGCATGTATTTCTTTGTAAATTTTTCAAACCATACACGTTCGTCTTCTGTTTTGTTTTCTTTATTTAAGAGAAACATAAATATTAATGCTTCTCCATTACTCATCTTTTGCATATACTAATCTCTCCTTTCAAATGGTTATTTTATATTATGTTTTTCTTCAAAATCCATTAACTCTTTTATAGCTTCGTCATAAGCTTTTTCAGTTTCTGTATTTTTTGTAACACTAACTTTATATGATGTTCTTCTCACTATTTCTTCTAAAGCTTTGTAACAAAAATGTTCATTGACAGTTAACCCTAAGTGATTAGCTTCACAAATTTGAATTATATCTATATCGGATGATATATTATTACAAGTCTCACATATGTAAAATATTTTGGTTTTCATTTTTCCACACTCCTAATTATTTTATGTTAAGTAAATTAAGTACAGCATTTACTCCGTTTAAATATCCTTCTTGATATTTGTTAATCATCGCACCTACTACACCTGAACAATTATTATTATTATCATCAATTTGATTTAAAAATTTTTCTAGTTTTTCTTTTTCTTGTTTACTTAACTTCATTTTACACGCTCCTAATTATTTTTTATTTAGCATATTTAAACGCTAAACCTAAACAATTTCTTTTTCTTAATATTCCTTCGTCTACTAAATTAAATAATTCTTTGTGTAAGTCATGTAGATTAAATTTATTAAACTCCGACCATTCAGGAGAAATAAAACCTTGTTCCTCATTATCTAGCATATTTAATATTTCTTTTCTTATATTCATAACAACCTCACTTATTTTTATTTGTTTAAATTCACGATTTTATAATAATTAATCTCTTATTAAAAACGCATCTCCATAGTAATTATTAAATGGTATTACAATATGCTTTTCTTTTACCCATTTTGGTTGAGTTAAAAATGTTTTTTCTGCTTCTTCTTTTGTTTCAAAATGTAAACAGTTATTTAGTGGAAGATATCCAATAACTTCATCTTCACCAGCAAAATGATGAGATAATGTTGCTATAAAATCATAGCTATTTTTATCTGAATGATATTTTCTTGCGATTACATATTTAATATTTTCATTGTTCATATAAATTACCTCACTTTTCAATATTTTTATAAATACCTTTCAAATCACAGTTTTATATTAATACGCTTTTATTAAAGTTGATTTATCTACTAAATCTTCAAAAGATACAGTTTGTTTTATTTTATTTTCTAAATATTCAATGATGTAATAATGTGTACCATAATAGAATCCTCTGTTTTTAACAATTTTAAAATGTGTTGCTACAACTCCAGTATTCCATTTTCTAACTTCTCCTATTGTTACTTGTCTATCCACTTCTATGTCCTCACTTATTTTTATTTTTAATCTACATAAACCAAACTATTTATTTGTTTAAAAGTATTATATAATGCAATATTTACTTAAACACTCTGTTATTACTCGCCATATGACTATCGGTTATTCTTTCAAAATAATGTTCTGTTATATAGTCATTATTAGTAGTAATGTTAAATCCTTTTTCTCTTATAAAAGATTCCAATAATCTAATTTTATTTTCTAATTTTTCAACTTCATTGTTGTAATTGGAAGGCTTAATGAGATATTCTAATGGAATTTCACATAAAGCATTAATTGCATTTACTAAATCTTTTATTTGAGTGTCAGTTAATTCAATCCTATTATCTCCAGCCCATTCTTCAATTGTTATAACTTTAGTTTCCAATTTTAACACCTCTTCTTATTTAAAATGATATATCTCTCAATTATTCAACAGTACAAACCGTACTTATTTTTATTTTAACTTCCTTTAAAACAGACTATTTATCCATTGTTACAAATGCTATACAATTTAACTTTTTGATATAATTCATGTTCATTATCTGCTGTAATTTTCATTTTGTTATTTTTTGCAATATATAATTATTTATTATACACATATTAAAACCACAATAAACATCAAAAACATTCTTCATAATTACACCCTCACTTTTACTTGATAATTAATTAATTTATAACCTAAATATCCTACTATTACTCGCTATATGACAGTCAGTTATTCTTTCAAAACAATGTTCTTTTATATAATCATCATTTACAGTAATATTAAACCCCTTTTCTCTTATAAAGGATTCTAATAAAATAATTTTATATTTCAATTTTTCAACTTCATTATTATAGTTAGATGGTTCATTAAAATATACTAATGGAACTTCACAACAAACATTTATTGCTTCTGTTAAATCTTTTATTTGAGTATCAGTTAATTTGATTCCATTGTCTCCTGCCCATTCTTCTATAGTAATAATTTCAGCATTCAATTTAACACCTCTTTTTTATTTAATTATTTTGTATAAATCTAATGTTTTAAATCCTTTTAAATATAGGAAAGTTATTTTCATTTTCCATATCAAAGAAATTATAAGCTTCGTCTTTTGTTATTTCTGTAACTGATACCACATATTTATAATTCAATTTTTCCATATCGCTTTTACAAAATTTTGTTGCTTCTTCTATTGATGGACTATCATATCCAATGATACAAATACTATAATCATCATCGCAACCTTCTGTACCTCTATCAAGTGTATTATCATTACTAAATTCTATTTCAAAATATCTTTTTAACATTTCATAACCTCCATTATTCATATTCAAATAAATCAGATACTTTTACATTCAACCTATTAGCAAACCACTTCCATATTTCTTTTATATCTGTTCCAGCTTTAAATTGTATAAAATCTTCTTCTATTATCATTTCATCAGGATTATAACTAATATCCTCTAGTTGATACCATAAGTTTAATAATTCCTCACACCAAAATGTTTCATTTTGTTTATATTTACTACAATCTTTACAATCCATTAAATCACACATGACAACCTCCAAATTTTAATTATTTATATTTATTAAAACTACTTAAAAACGCATTATTATAATCCGCATATTCTTTAACTTGTAGCATTGCATTTAAAATCATTTGATTATATTCTAAATAATCCATGCCTTTTTCATATTTAGGCTCAACTGTATCTCTCCAGTTATTCCAAAATTCTTTACGTTCTAAATAATATTTATGTTCTTCATCAGTTAATCTATAGCTTCCGCCTTCTTCGCCTTTTAAAACATAATCATATTTAATATCATCAAATAAATTGTCACTTTGTTTTAAAGATGGTTTTTGTATTACTATAAATCCTCCATTGCTTGCAAAATACTCTATCGCCTGTTTTCTTGTTAATCCATGCCCTTTAAACCAACGAGAATGACTAAATTTTTTATCTAATATATTCATTTTTAAAATAACCTCCAAAATTTCAATTATATTTCTAACATCCCCATGTCTTGTAACCTATCTTTATCATATATTTCAAGTAATTCACATTGTTTGTAATACTCATATTTGCCTTCATAAAGCAGTATTCTATAATCATCAACGAAACTACTGTTTAAAGCTAATTTTATTAACTTTTCTATATTGTCACAAACTGTTTTCCAACTTCTACAACCTATTTTAAAACCTTCAACTGCTGGAAGATAAAATCCAGTATTATGACTATTTTTATTTTTAATTTCTAAAACCAAAGTCATCATATATTACCTCCAAGTATAAGCATTTATAAATATCATTTAATTATATTTTCATACTATTTACTTTTTCTTTTAATTCATTTAAAAAATTCTTATCATAAATTCTATACATAAAAGAGGAAGAATACTCATTAAGATTACCATGAAAATCTACGAAATTTTCCCAATCTTCAAATAATTCATCAGGTTCTCTAAAGGTATAATTATTTTCTTTAATCCAACTTAGAAATTCAAAAGGATTTTCAAATCTACCATCATTTTTAAAATAATTCCCTTTATTTATCATTAATGTATTTTTTACTTCTTCCATATTTTCAATTTGTCTCAAATAATCATTTTTATCATATCCATCACAATGACCTATTTTTTTAACAATATTTTTAATAAAATATTCTTTATCATCTTTAATCATATAAATTGGAGTAAACTCGCCTTGCCCCGAACATCCATATCTACTTAAATACTTTTCTTTTTCTATAAAACTAATATCCATAGACTTAATTCTCCTTTTATTTTCATTGATATTTCAACATTTAATTTACCATAAAAAACTGATTTTAATTACTATTAACTAAATTTTATATTATTTTAATATATATATTGTTTCTTCTATTTCGTTTTCAATTTCACTCACAGTTTTATTTTCTATTTCTATTTTTATATGTTCTAATTTAGCAATAACCTCATTTATTTTATTTTCTATTTCACTAATTGTCATATTTTCTATATTATTCATTTCCTAACCTCCAAGTATTTAATAACTTACACTATTAATATTTAACTCCATAAATAATCTCATTACTTCATCGCCATTTATCTGTTCTTCATATTTAGATTTACGTTTTAACAAGGTGTTTGACTTTTTATATATGTAATCAAAATAATCTAACTCTTTTTCATTCATTGATTCCCAGTCAACCTGACCTGTAGTTTTTCTTTTGCAAGTTCCATAAAATTGGTTCAATTATCTATCTACTCTGTCATACTCTTTAACTGTTTTTATATATTTAACCTCTAAAGATGAAAATCCATTATATCTAATTTTATTGTGTATGCGTTCACAAACTTTTTTCATTCTTATATTTTGCTTTTCTTTATTTGCTCCCATATTAACCTCCAATTATTTTTGTATGTTTATATTTTAATTTTAGCATTGTATATCTCTGTATACTTTTAATACAATTTATAGTTAGTTATTTTTATTTATTTTTCTATGTAAATTCTTTTCAGCTTGTTCAAGCGATATTTTGCTTGTTGCTATTTTTTCATTGTCTTGTACTACATATAAATTATTTACTCCACCATTAACACTTTCTGTCCATTTAAACATTTTTACCTCCTATATAATACAAAATCTGATATTGTTATCTTGCACGTTATAAGTCCATTTTTCATAACTTGTTGGATGCCATCTTCTAGCTTCATCTTGTAAATCTTCGTTTAGTTCTTCGTAGTTTTTCATTATTTTTATATTCTTTTACCATAAATTATCTCTTGGATATTCGTGTTTTATTATAGGTGTATTATAATTAGATAAGTCAAATGTATAAGTTACTCCTTCAAAATATTTAGCTTTATCATTTATTGAAAACTTAAATGTAATCTGCATTTTTGTAACTAAATCAAATACAACGTTTGGTATAACATTAAATTCATCTTGATATTTATTTACCATTTCATTAAAAGCATCCCAATTTGCAATTTGATTTTTACAAATATTGTTTACATAATCTATATTACAGTACTTAAATTTAGTATTTTCGGAAAACGAAGATACCTCATGTTCCATCATTCCATAAAACTCTTTTTCATATTTTGTAAGTTGATTAAAATATTTATAAGACATAATTTGCCCTCCTATGATATTAAATGTGTTACTGATTTTCACAACAACATTACTTTGAATAAAATAAATCTTTGATGTGTTTAATAATTTTAATAGATACTGAATTTTCATATATTTATTGTTTGTATTTCATTTAATTTTTCTACATATATTACATATTTTTCTTGTAATGTATTTACATCATTAATCTTTTTTTGTGATAATTTTATATTATTAATTTCTAATCTTTTAAAATAAGCTATGAAGCTACTTGTAATGCCCTTGCTTTGTTTTTCATTTTCACATTCAATTAGCATATTTTTATATTCAGAATTATTAATAAATTCAATTACAATTTTTGTATATTCTGTCATTGTACTTGGTTTTTCTACATTGTATTTTATATTCATATTTTTTCTCCAATCTTATCCTTGTTTATATATTTTTTTATTTACTAAATTGTTCTCATTTCCTGTTTTAATTCTTCTATGGTTTCGTTTAATTCCCCAATATCACAACTCATAAAAGGGATATTTGATCCCTTGTAATAAAATTCATAGTGTCCCTGAATGTTTTTTACTTTATATTTTTCAAATGATAAACTGATATCTTCTGTTATCATATGTTAAGCCTCCTATAATATAGTGCATATGAGCCTAAGAAATATAATATGTATTTACTTGTTTTCTTGTTGTATCGTGTTTTAAACATCAAATAAACCTCTACAATTCAATTATAATTTCTTTTGTCACTAGCAAATATATTGCTAAAGGAACAAATATAATTGCAAATGTAATATCTAGTAATAACTTTGTTGTGGCAATAGATAAAGCTATTAAGAATAAACCTAATAGCCTTTGAAATAGTATTAACTTATTTAGTTTTGTTTTAGCTTTGTTTTTATGTAATTGTCTTTTATATTGCTGTAATGGTATTGTTATGTAATTATCTTCGCATGTTCTTTGCATTTGATATCCTCCTGGTTTAATTCTTGGTATAAAAAAACTACTATAAAATAAATAGTAGTTGGTGTGGTTATTTTATTAAATTAATGTAATACAGCATCTGTTATTGTTAATTCTTTATATTTTTATTAAAATGCTAATAAGTCTGTTTACATACGACTTTATCATTTTTATCAATGACGTATATACACTTATGACTACCAGATGTACTAAATACGACTTTAATTTCCTGTTTGTTATCATTTAATATGCTTATTTCTGTAGTCCCTGTCTTAGTTTCATGAAAATTCAACTCTGTTCCAGTACTGTCTTCACTTGTAGAATGAATAATCTGCCATTTATTATTATTTTCATTTATCTTCTTTTTAACTCTACCTATTTTTAATAATTCTTTTCCGTTAGCATATGCAGAATTATTTATATCAACATATATATCTATTCCTCTTAAAATGTACTCATTCATTAATGTATTAGACATAAAATCCACTCCAACATGAGTATTGTTATCAATTTTCATCATTTTTGATATATCATTAGCATTGTTTACTTCTTGTGCGTTATCTACATGTTTGCTCATTATGTCATAAAATTTGCCTTTACCATCAACAAAGGCTTCAATTTCTTTTTCGTTATAAGATTTTAATTCTATTTTTTTCATTTTATTAGCTCCTTATTTTTATTTTAAAAATACAGCTATCTGTTACGGTTAAATGTAGTACGCTAATAATATAATAATAACAATTTAATTACAGTATCTGTTATTGTTTATATTAGCATTATATTATACTTGTATTAAAATGTAAATAAAAGTTAATTATTATCTTCTTCTAATAAATCAAGAAATAGTTTTTTAATTTCTTCTATTGTATCTATATCTAAAGTAGTTTCCCAGTGTATCTCATTATCAATTTTATATATTTTACCACAGTATTGTATTACAGGTCTATCAATGTATGGTATAGCCTCTCTATACTGTATATGGTAACCTAACTCGCTTTTACTATTATTATATAATTCTAGTGCATAATAATTATTATGAAGATGCTTTTTGTCCTCTCTTAATAACATTAATTCCGCGTCATTATCATAATTAAATTTAAAAATTATACTTTTTCTCATTTTTATTACCTCCAATTATTTATATAAAATTATTTTTATTATTAACTGTTAAAATGTTATTTTTATTATGGTAAAGTACGTTCTTCTATTTTTCCATTTTTCATACCTATATGTTTTATTCCATCATAATAATTACTATTACATGTATAATTATCAATAAGATTTTTTATTTCTTCAAATTTATTTTTATCATCTGTTACTATTGTAATACCATTTGATGGTTTTCTATCATATTTAAGACGTTTATTACATATTTCACAATTACAATATTTTGTAAATTCATAAAGAGGGATAGAATAATTCATTTTTCCTTCTTCTGTTAGTCCGTAACAAATTCTATATGTTAATTTATTATATGTTCCAAATTCGCAACCATTATTTTTCATGTTTTAATACCTCCATGAGTTTATATTAATTTAACCATTCTATTTCCCTAAATTGAAGCCATAATCTTTCAACTTCTGTTATAGTGTTATTGGTTAAATTTTTTAGTATTATTTCTCTTTGTGTGTCTAGTGGATTAAACCTAATAAACTCATATGTATATGTATCGTTAAGTTTATTTGTTACTATAATTTTATCACTAGCTTTTAAGTCATCAATTTTATTATTAAGATATGAACAAATATTATCTTTACTTTTACACTCTTGATTAAATTCGCAATTATTACATTTAAATTTACAGCATGTATTGTAATTATCACATTTTTTATTAAGACATTCGTATCTATTCATTTTGGTTTATCTCCTATCATATTACTTGTTTTAAATTCTTATTTTCTGCATATTCATCAATTTTTATTTGCATTTCTTCATACGTTCTACAAGGTGCTACAAGTGGATTTTTTGCAAATCCTTTGTATTCTTGATTAACTAAAGTAACCCCAAATAATCCATCTTCTTCTATTATTTTTGTTTTTGTAAATCCTACTTTATAAACTCTTTGATTATAAATCTTTCTATATACTTCATCATTTAATGTAAATCTTATGTTATCAAAACATGCCCTTTCTATATTATCCCAGTATTTTTCTATTAGTGGATTATAATATCCATAATCAATAGTTACTAATGTAAATCTTTTACCGTTTTCATCATCTGCAAGTCGATATAATAATTCGTGTTCCTTATCGCTATTTGTTAATGATATTATAGCTGTCATATAACCCATTAAATTACCTTTTAAAAATATCTCCATGTTAGTTAATGTAAATTGATTTTCGCCGATATTATAAGTCTTATTTTCTAAACATTTTCCCATTTTTAAACCTCCCCAATATTATATAAATAAGCATTTATTATACTGTCTTGAGCATCAACAAAATTCATACCATACTTACCTAATTTATTACAAACATCTGCAAAATCATTTGTATTTATTCTGTTATTTTTTCTGATTCTTTCAACTCCTAAATTTATATATCCTATTCTTTCAGCTTCTTTTTGCTCTGTATAATCAACTTCAATTCCCAACATGTTTCTACTTTTTAATGTTTTATAACATTCTTTTAAATCCTTATATCCCATTTGTTCAGCAGTTGTTATCAGAGGAACACCAAAAGGGAAACCAGTATTAATTGCTGTGTTATATTGTGTATATGTATTATTTTCAAAGTCAAAAATTTTTATTTCATTACATACATTTCTTTTTTGTTTAAATACTTTTTTATTGCTCATTTTTAAAACCTCCAAAATAATTATTTTAATTTAGCGTATAGCCAATCTATCAACTAACAAATTATTGTTGTTTGTTAATTCATAGAGTAGCTATATCAACTACTCATTTTATTATAGTTTAATTATAATTTTCAATTTGTTTTTTAAGTTCTTCTCTTACAATTTTTTGTTGTTCTTCTGTTAATGTTTTAAATGTTAGACCCAAAGAATCTAAAGCATCTCTATAATCACAAGTTATACAAGCTTCGTGATTAGATAATTCATAAGATATCATTTTGCGAAAAATTTCTGTATTTTCTTGTGCTTTATTATATGATTTTTCTAAATGTGTAATAAATTTATTTGATTTATCGATAATATTTCTATCATTAACGTAGCAAAAACAAGCTGGGCAATACAACATTTCATTTTTTGCTTTTTCTTGTTCTTCATCTGGTTTACCTATGTAAAAAATTGATACATAATCAAATTGCATTTTCCAATAGCTTCTTACATAATTATCTTTGTTTTTATATTCATTATAATTTTGTACATCTTCCATCAGTTCTAGTTCTGTGAATAATTTATTATTTAAAGTTTTAATGTACCATTCTTTTAATTCTTCTATAGATTTATTTGAATGGTGTAATTGATAATCATTAGCATAATATATATGCTTATTGTTTTTAAAAACTAATACGGAATAACCAAAATACTCTCCTAAATCTACTAAATAACAATTATGTTCTTTAATAATTAATAGTTCGGCTTTCCCTTCTTTTTTAAACGACTCTAGTTCTTCTATTGTTAACGATTCAATTTCTTTTATTTTCATTTTCAATCCTCCTAAATTATATTTTTCATTTTAATTAACTATGGAATAGTAGTTTTATTGAGGGAAAACTACTCTATAAAAACCGTTTGTTTGTGTTTAATCCTCCAACATTTCTAAAAACTTTTGATATATGTTTCTCTCCTTTATTAAATCCGAAATATCTTTTTGATATTCTTGTTTATTTTCTAAATTGCTGTAATAGTCTATTGCTTTTTGTCTTTCCTCTATTTCGTCTTTAATCATATTAATTTTGCCTTTTAAGTTTTTCATGCTTTGACCTCTAAATAATTTAATACTGCTTTTTTATCAAGAAAACATAAACTTGTTTACATCACTTTTACAGCGTGTAAAGTAAGAATACTTGTAAATATAAAAGCTACCTATTTTTTAGTAATAAGTAGCTTTTTAACTCTCGATATTTAGATCTATATGTTTGATATTAACCTTTCAAATTTTAGTTTTATATGGTTATTGATTTATAATAATTTAGTTTATCAATAATCCAATTCCATATGGTATGATATTCTTTGTTTTGCGAATCTGTAAAATTATTTCCACTATCACAATAATAGTTATAATACTGTCTTTCTTTTGTTTTCAAATAAAAGATTTTATCTTCAATGTTTTCTTGCTGATTTAATAGTGTTTCTAAAAATAATATATCATCATTCATTATTTTTTAATCCTCCTAATATAAAACTATTTATTTATAATTTAATTTTTATATTTTAAGTACTCCTTTTTACTTATTTCTTTTAAATGTACTAGCCTAGAACAAAATTCACCTTTTTTAAATCTTTTAAGTAATCTTGCATATTAATTGTGTTTAATTCGTTTTCTGTAAAAAATTTATTATGAAAGACTTGATAATCCAAAGTTGTTTGTAATTCATAAAATTTATTGCTTTTTCCTCTGCTTCAATAATCATTTCAAAATCAAAATCATTTTCAATACAATATTTTTCTGCATCTTGTAAACTTGTAAATGTTCTGTTGCCAGCAATGTAGTAATTATTAATCATTTTTCTAAGTCCTCCATTAAAATATTTGTTTTATAAAGAGTAGCATTTTCAGCTACTCTATTTTAAATTTTTTCTGTTATCATCTTTTGATTAGTATTACCGTATAAATATATGTATGCAACTGGGATTTCATTTTGCACAAGTCTGTATATCGTGCCACATCCTTCTTTTTTTAATGTTGTTGTTCCACTCATATAATATTTGTTTTTACCAATTATAACTGTTTCGCCATCCCATAGTTTGTTAAAAATACTATCTTGCATTAATCTATTAACGTTAAATAATGCATGGTTTAATCCTCCCATTATTTATTTGATTTATGTATTTTGGTTAATAAAAAAGCTACTTATTCTATTTTATAAGTAGCTTAATAACATTTATTTTTAATTTAATTTACTTTCAATTTGCTTTCCTCTAGCATTTTATTAACAGTGCTAGTAAATAGTTTTAGTAATTTATTATCTTCTTCTATTAATAAGATATTAGAAGGTTGTTTTTTATTACCTGTTTTGTTTTTATATCTTGTACAACGATTTTTCCAATCAACTGACATTTCTTTATATACTTTTCTAAAAGTTACAGTATAGCCATTTGAATTGTCATTTAAAGACATTGCAAGAGGTTTTATTATTTCTCTAGTAGAATTTTGAGTCTCTGTTAAGTTTTCTATATCTGTTGATTGTTGTAATAATTGTTTAGGTTTTTTAAAATAGTTCTTTTATTTTTTCTTTTATAATATTTCTATCCCATAAAATAACATTATTTGATTCAGCTAGTTTTATAGCTGATTTTGTAAATAGATTATTAGTTATTACCATTATTTTATCACATTGATAAAATAATTTACCTGCAACAACTTCTTGTATTGCTGCATTACCTACAGATGAAGAATAACATTTTGCTTGTATTCCTATTTTTCCATTTGCTTTTGTTGCGATTATATCTATTCCTTGATCATTAGATTGTTGAGTTTTTTCTGTTTTATAACCTAATTTCATAAATAATTTATAAATAAAATCTTCAAATTCTAAACCAGTCATTAAATCAATATCGTGTATTGTATAATTTTTATATTCATTTTCAGTATTTTTAATCTTATTTTTAATACTTTCAATATTTTCTTTTTTCTTTATTATCTCGCATTCTTCTTTTATCTTTTTATATCTTTTTTTAATTTCATTGTAAATGCTTATTGGATATTCATTAATATCAAAAATATTACTCCATCTAACAATTGCAAAATATGTAAAAATAAGTAGATTATTCTTATCATCAAAACCAATATCAGTATTACAATATATTTTTATCATATAACTTTCAATAGTATCATTTTTATCTTGCTCTATGAACTTATCAATATTATTTTTCCAGTAATCATAATAATAAAAAACGCTGTATTTTTTTAGAAGTTCCCAAGCAACATTCTTTCTATAATCAAAATTTATATTTAAAGTCTCTTTTATAATTTCAATATAAATATTTAATAATTGGTTTTCATTTACTAGATTAAATTCATTATTTTTCTCTAATTTATAAAAATTCATTATTTTATCTTTTATTGATATCGAATAAGAGTCCATATCATCATAATTATCTATATTAATTTCTTTTATACCATACCATTTCTGAAAACTAACATAACAAATTAAATTTGTAAATATTCTTTTGTCCATTATAGATATTGTATTGTACGATATTTCTTTTATTTCATCAAATTTATAAATAAAATCTACCGTTGACATAACTTCTGTAAATTTATTGTTTTCAAATTCATTCATGATATATACACCTCTATAAAATAATTATAAATAGTATATCTTATTTCATAAATAATGTATATATTTTAGGTATATAAATTTACAAACAATAAAGCACCTTATTAATAAACTAATAAAGTGCTTTAAAATTTTAATATTTATATGTAATTATATTGCTAACTTTTCAAGTTTCGTAATTCTAGTTTCGTGATTCTCTAATTTTTTATCTGTGTTGCTATGTCCATCAACTAAAAGATTGATATTTCTATTAGTTACATTTTCTAATGTTAGTTTAATACCAACAACTTCATTTGAGATAGTATCAACTTGGTTTTGTAAGTTATCAAATTTGTTGTCTAAGCTATTAATTTTATTATCTAAACTAGTAATATCTTGTTTAATTCCTTTAATTTCACTTAATAGTAACTCAAGTATTTCTTTTTCACTCATAGTATATACCCTCTTCTATTTATTGTTTTTATTATAGCACAGTTGAGATATTATAACAATATTTTTACAAATAATAATTCTCAATATATGCTTTTATTTCTTCAAATGTTTTAAAGTTTATTTTCTCAACTTCTTCGGTAATTATGTCAATATCTTCTTCATTACCTCCCACAGAAGTTATGAAATTTATAACTTGTTGTTTTAGTTCTTTATCCATGTTTACACCTCTTGTATTTTTCTTATTTTGTATTTAAAAAGATACTTAAAAATACAAGTTATTAACATTTAAATGCGTTACTGATGTAACAATTAACGTCTTACTACTAAGCATTTTACAAAATTTCTTGTTTGTGTTAGCTAAAAGTTTATTGACTTTTAATGCTATAAACTAGATGTTTGTTGCTTATTTAATATCTTGTATTCTTAATAGGTTTTTAAATATTTGTTTATATTTGATTTATATATTTATAACTAAACAATTATTAAAATAGTGATTATGCAGTGATAGAATCTAAACCTATTTTGATTGTTTGGTTTTGTTTTATGTTTGTGTTCTGTTTTGTAAACTGTATCTTAATTCTAAAAAAAATAAATTTTATTTTCGTTGTGTCGCTCATCCTAGCTACACACAACTCATATGATGTCACAATATATAAATAGTTATTGTATTTCTAAAACTTCTATATGTTTTAAATACTGCACAAGCTATATAAAATGTATATACTAGATTAAATTTACTTTAACTATTTAGTTTGTCAATGTGCTATATTGCTTTAAAAGTTGCAAGTCTTAAAGTGCAATTTATAAAACTTGTAAGTAATTTATGTGAGTGCTTATGTCTTATTTAACTTATAACTAATTATAACACATGGATTTATAAACGTCAATCTTTATTTTGTAAATTGTATCTCAAATGAATTAATTACCTGATTATCGAGACTTGTAAGTGTTGCAATTACTTGGTTGTATGGGTTACAATAGCTTAATAAAGATATTACAAACGTTTAATATTTGGAGATATGATTTGTGTATTAGTTGAATAATGTTGAAATATCAAGGATATATTGTGGTTGTAGGATTGATTATAACGGTGATTGAATTAAATAGTAATGGGATTGTATGGTGGATTGATTAGGTTGATTGTAAGGGTGAAATTTGGACGTATAGAGGAAATAAAAGAAGTAAAATATATTATTGGTAGATTTTTATTGTAATTGTTGCATTATTGTAATATGGAGTAGTTAGGTCAATGAGGCTAAATAGTATTATGCTGATTATGTGATTAGTTAGTTGATTGATTACTTAATAAACTGATTAACTGATTAACTGGTCTATGTAGTTTTTAATACTATGTGATATGATATAGAATATTATATAGTTACGATTATAGTATTACATGGTTTATAATCTACATCATGTAGTAATGATAACTACTTGTAAACTATATTTATTAAAAACAATCAAAATCGAACTTATGCATTTATGAATATGTATCTCTGCATATATAGTAATTAAGTTTACCTCTTAATAACCATTAAAGAAAATATATCAACATATAAAATATATTTAAAATTAACATAATTCTTTAAATGGTTAACTGGACATTTACCACTTTAAGACATTGAAACATCAATAATTATAATCAATTAGCAGTTAGTATCAATACTACATGGGGGTATATTTACATTTTGAAACATTGTTAATATGTTGGAAATAGTCCTATCTGTTCCACTCACACATCACATATGATTTTCAACTCCGATTAAAATTACTATTAAATTTCTTAAAATTAACCCAAATTCCTCAAATTATCTTCGATAATCACTTCGGTAAAATATCTATTTTCCAACATAAACTTCATTTCTAACATCTTAAAAATAACCCAATAACCCCTAATATTCGCTCCTAAATACTATACACCCATTACAATTACAACATTCTACCGAATAACATCAGTAATCATGCAATACACATTCAATAACATATAAATCTAATCAAAATTCACTATAATCAGAATCAATATGACCCTTATAGCCACAGCATTTGATAACTAAATCATAGTTTATATTTATCATATCTACCGAAGCTCATACTAGTCAGATGAACATCACCTAAAATATTAAATATAGCTTTCAATAAACAATAAGTTAGAAATTCTTAAACTTCTAAAACCACCTTCTTAAATCGTCAATTCTAGCAACGCAATATCACGATTGACCAATTATACTACATACCCATATCACCTACCTAGGAATTGAGATACAAGTCCTACACGTACCTTTAAAATTATATATACTAAATTAAATTTATTTAGTATATACTCTATTGCTGCTGGGGTGTAATTTACATATATTTAAATATAAAGACATTATCATTACATATAACCATTATCTAACATCCAAAATCCTTACTTATACTAGAATACATATTATCTAAAATCTTAAACAACCTCTAAATCCTATTATATATCAATATATTTTCACAACTGCACTGAATAAGATAAAAAATAATTTAAAATACTTTTTACAAAACTTTCACTTTTTATTTACTAAAATCGTATAATATATATGAGACCACTTTTGGTAATATTTTTTTACTTTGAAATACAATTTACAATACTATAATTTAACTAAACTGAAAAAATTTCTTACCTACATCTCTCGAAAGAGAGTGTGAATATAATAGTTAATACTTATTATATAGTTAATACTTATATGAGTCTAATATGTGGTAATTTTTTGTACAGCTACTAGACCAAGTTTTGAAGTAAAGTGTACAAGATTTTACCACAAAATAGACCTCGATTGATTTGCAACGGTTACAAGGCACGTAATTTACATTATAGGAAGGAGTGTTTAAATATCAATGTTTATTTAAATAAGGAATTAGTAGAAAGACTTTCACCTTATGCACTAGCAGCATATTATGGACTAAGATTTATTATGACGGAGCAAGTAAAAGAATACTACGTTACATCGGAATTATTATCTTATTACATTTTAAATAAACTAACTTTACCCAGAAGATTTAATGAGTATATATCCTGTGGTTTGAATGAGTTAATTGACAATGAATATGTTTTAATAATTGAAAGTAATAAAAAGATTTATTCCCTAGACCTATCTTCTCTTTATATTGATGGTAAATCTCAAAAGTATATTGAAGTAGATAGCAATGAAATAACAACTATTATGAATATTGATTATACAGGAAAGTTCAATTTATTAAAATATTTCATATTGCTTATAGGCACTATAAATGGAAGTATTGAGGTATACATTGATTTTGATAGTAAAAGGAACATTATAGGTAACATGACTATAGATTATCTAAGTAAGATTACTAAATTAAATCGTAATACAATAATGGCTTATAATAACATTTTAATAGAAAATAATTTAATTTATGTCTATAGAAGCAATGATGCTTATTTAGATAATGACGATATTAAATCTCTAACTAATATCTATGGTAGAGCTAAATATAAACTTTATATAGATGAATTTGCTAAGAATCAGCAAAAGTATAAAAACTCTATTAATTATGTGAAAATGAATAAGAATAAATCAAATTCAAAAAGGTCATTATCTCAGAAATATATTGCTTTATGCAATGGTAAAGAGTATCCAAAACAAGATATCATTGAAATATATCTATACATTAAATCTGAAAATGAGAAATATAACAAATTAAATGAAAAAAATAATTCTAATTACTATGACGATAAAATTAGAGACATGACAGTATTTAATAAATTTAGTTATTTGAAATAATTTTTTTGATATTAAGATGCAATTTACAAAACCATAAAATATTTTAAGGAGATATAAATGAGATTAGAAGAATTAAAGCAACTAAACAAACAACTACTATCAGATAATACCAAAGCAGCAGCATTATCTACAATATTACATATGACCAACGATGAATTTCAGCAGCAACTAAAACTTATGAAATTATCAAATCATCCCACTAAGGAAAAGAAATTAAGTCCCACTACTCTACAGTACAAGGTAAACGGACAATTTGTAAGACTATCAGAAAGTGACAACAATGAAACCAATTATACATACTACATAAAGTTTATCAATGATGTACTAAAGAATATCCGTAAAGGTGAAATTGAGTATTGCTATTACATAGGACAAGTTAGAGAGTTGCTTAGATTTATACCTGATTTGAAGGTTAGATTAAATGACTTCTATTTTGAGGTTTGGAGTTAGAAAAGAAGAATAAGGAGAAGGAAATGAGAAGAAAGGAAAATGAACTAGAGACAGTAAACACAGTACATAACACAGATACAGATAGAACACCAATAGAAATAGCTTTACAGATTGATGAAGATGGAATGACAACGGCAAGTAAATTATATGATTTTTTAAGATTAGAACCAAAGAATTTTTCAAGATGGTGTAATTCTAATATTAAAAATAATAATTTTGCGTTAAAAAATACAGAATATTTTCCATTCGTCATGAATGAAGAATGGGGCGGTCAAAAGAAAACTGATTATAAAATCACATCAGAGTTTGCAAAGAAACTATCTATGACTGGTAATACAGAAAGACATGAGCAAGCAAGACAATATTTTATAGCTTGTGAGCAAGGATTAAAAATAGCAAGTAAGAAGTTACAAGAGAATAACAATCCTACAACTATGATGAATTCTATGATGATGAATATGATTGCTGAAAATAACAAAATGTTAATGTCTACTATGTTATCAATGCAAGAACAATCAAATAAGATGTATGAAATTCTAACAACTATGTTAAATGAAAACAAACCTAAAGAAGTTTTTAAATCTGCATATATGCCTGCATGGGTTAGTAAAATGTCTTTCTAAATTTACTATATTAAGAGATTTTTATTTCCCAGAAGATGAGGGTTATACAAATACTTATAGAAAAATATTTAGTGAATTTAGCGAAGCATATGGATCTGAATTATTAACTCAAACAGTTGATGATTTTTGTTACCGTAATAATTGTAAAAAATGTGGCACTATGGATGCAATAGCTTACACTCCTGATGTTAGAAAAATTATGGAAGTATTCATAGATGATATGTTGTTTGAAATAAACAGTAAGTCAGTTGATGAGGTGAGTGTTTAGTGAACAATCAGAATTTAATTAATAAACAAAACAGAGCAATTAACAAAATAGTTAAGAAATGCCTACTCCATCATGAAGGTGGAGAGAAGTTCTTTGACTTACTAGATGAGAATATTAGACAAGATAAAAACTTATTTGATCACATGATTAGTTTTATTAAAACATTTAATTTTGATTATCAAGGAATTATTGTAAGCGGTAAATTTGGTTCAGTATTTTCTCATTATATATCTCATTATGTAAATGAACAAAATTATTTTGAGGATAAACCTATTATATGCGTCAATGGTGGTTTAAGAGCTACACAACCAGTTATTAACTTATGTAATATAGATATTGAGTTATTAAGGAACAAGAATTTTATATTTGTAGATGATAGCTTTTACAGTGGTAAAACAAGAAATGTTATTAGTGATACTTTGTCTACATATGACAGCAAACTAACGCATACTTTTGTGTTTTATGATGGCAGCTTAATTAAAGAAGATGATGTTGATGGATTTTATAGATGGTACAAGGAGGAAAATAAATGTTTAAATTAAAAAGAAAATTAAATTACATATCAGGTGAGAAAGTTACTTTAAAGCTTTCAGAAATAAAAATATCAGATGACTTTATAGCTCATCCACCTATGGCTAATAAACTAGCAACCAAGTATTTCAATTATATTCGGACAGGTAAATTAGAGAAGATAATAATTGATACCAATGGAGTGCTACTTGACGGATATTGTGTATTTTTGATTAGTAGAATGTTTGGTGTTGAAAAAGTTAAAGTTGAGGTTAGATGATGAGCAGTATTATAGATGCTTTATTAATAGCTTGGATATTAACATGGTTTGATATTGATGACATGTTTATAGAAGTATTACAACCATTATTTAAAAACATTACATTAACAAGTAGTCATTTCTACTTACTATTTTTGATAATTGGAATAATTGTAGCGATTTTTAAATAATAAAATTGAACTTTGATTGGATATAACATTATTATACATAACAGGAGGATAAAGCTATAAATATAAAAACAAAGCAATACTCACTAATAAAATTACCTATAAAGTTTTTAATAGATAATAATTACAATGTAAGCTTAACAAAAAAAGAAGTCATTGAGTTAGATTGTCTAATTGAACAAGATAACTCTCCCCTTCTTAATCAAATAGAAATACTAAGAGGAAAAGAATCTTTATATGTTTCAGAATTAATATTACTTGAAGCTAAAAAGAACCCTAAAACAGAAAAAGAGCTAAGACAAATTTTAACAGGCGGATTTGTATTTAATGGTATTAAATATGTTAGATTTGGAAAATCATCATCTCAAGGCAAAGATGGTATAACTGCTTTTATACGTGAAAATATGTTTGATGAGTTATATACAATTTCACAAATGGATATTGAAATTGATGAATGTGTAATATCAAAATATGAAGCTCAGAGATGTTTAATATTTAGCTCTTGTACATTTGTAAAAGATTATTTTCCCAATATTGTAATTATTGGTGAATATGAAAAAACATTAAATAACCAGTGGATAAGATATGTTGTAGAAAAGGAAAAAGAATTTTTAGATAAAGAAACTAATACTAATAAAAAATATAAATCAAGAGAAATTGAAGAAGATTATCATGAAATTAAATTATCCCCTTTTGATGGGTGTGGTTGTCACGAAAAAGAATTTATGGAGAAAATGAGTTCAGCTTTAAGTCTTGATTATAATGCCATTGGTGGACAAATAAGATTGCCTTTTATAAAAGGATATTCCGTCTATGTGCCATTTAAACAAATATTAAAAGAATGGGGATATGAATACATAACAGATATATATGGAAAACAACACAAGATTGATGAAATTGATTGTATTTGGAATACTTCAATGTTTAAAGGACACAAAATATTTAAAGAAAAATATTATGATTTAGCTTGGGAAAAATATATAGAAACTATAAAAAAATATAATTTTAAACTTGGTATAAGTAAATATAGTCACCATATGAAAGACTTGTATTTGAAAGCTAGAATGAATTTTCAATATTTACAATGTCTTGATTTATGGAATCCTAAATACATAGAAACATTTAACACTAAACCACCTGAAAACTATGATATTTTAGCAAAAGAAAATGAAGGTAAAATGATTACAATAGCAAAATATACAACATCTTTGTTTGAAAAAATAATTAAAGGTGACAAATTTTATACATATAAATTTATGGGTGTAACCGATACTGAGGATTACGAGTCAAACAGTAAATATATTCAAGCTGCGTTAATTAATGATATTATGCTAAAAGATGTGGCTGTTAAACAATTTATATATCGTAAACTAAAGAAAATGATTAATGATGCGAAATTTGGAAAGATTTTTGCCGATGGATTTTATCATACTGTTGTTGGTGATATGATTGGATATTTGCAATACGCAGTTGGATTAGAGCCAGTTGGTTGTTTAAAAGATAAAGAATTTTATGCAGATACAATACCTAAAGGTAAAGTACTATCTTTTAGATCACCCCTTGTATGCCCTTCTGAAGTCAATTCAGTTAATATAGTTTCTAATGATATAACAAATAAATGGTTTTCTCATTTTAAGAATCAAGATGTTGTAATGCTTAATATGTATGATTTATCTGCTCCACAGCAGGGTGGTATGGATTATGATGGAGATGCTGTGTTTTTATGCAATAATCCTATCATTATAGAATCTAAGATAGATAAGCCTATTATTATAGACATTGAAGATAAATCAACTGCTAAATCTAAAAAATATACAAAAGAAGATATAGTTGAGTATGAAATGAATAGTCGTGATAATAGAATTGGTGAAATTACCAATGTTGCTACAAGCATTGAAAATAAATATACCACTAATCCAGAAATTCAAAAATTATATTCTGATTATGCAAGCTTATTAAGAATTTTTCAAGGTAAAGAAATAGACTTTTTAAAAACTGGCTTACGTTGGCAAATGAATAAAAGTTTGAGAAAAAACTTAAAACAGTTACCTGTATTTTTATTATATAACTATCCTAAAAAATTAAAAACTTATGAAAAATTAAGACAAAAAAATAAGCATGTTGAAGATTATAAGGACAAAGTTAAATTAAATGCGTATCGCTCCCCTTCTCCTATGAATGAATTATGTGATTATATTAATGCGTGGGAAAAAAGAAATTTAATTTGGGATAATACAACAGTTGATACTAAATGTTTAATTTTAAATAATAATTTAGACTTAAACGATAAATTAATTATTAAAAATGTTAGACATTCGATTAATGAGTATAGTGAAAAAATGAAGATACTTTCAGAAAAAAGTGATGAAGAACGTGCAATACTATCTAAAAACATAGTTAATACATATAAAGATAAAATTAAAGAAATAAAAGGTCTGTCAAATGAAGAAATGGCTGCAAATTATGTAATCAAGGTATCTTATAGTAATTCATCTATAAGCAAAAGTTTAGCTTGGGGTGGTTATGGTGATTATATAATTAAGAATTTAAGTGAAAATTCTAATCCTAATAAGAATATTTCTATTATTGAAGTACCTTATGAGACTAAAAATACATATGAATATTTAGGTAAATATTATGAGTTTAAGGGGTGTGATGATAATTTATAGTATTGAAGATAAATACATGTATGAAATACTCGATGATTATAAAAATAAAACTAATGATGACATTAAAAATGATATATTTAAAGCCTTTTGTACAGCTATATGGGAAAGTAAAAACAAGCGTAGAGCTTATAAAAAAGACATTAAGTTTAACGTTAGAAGTGATTTAATAAACACAGAAATAGGACAAATATTTAATACATGGACAATTATTACATATATGGGTTATAAGCCTAGAACCACTGATACTGATTTTGTTAGTTTGATAAGACAAAAAGTAAACAATATTTATACCAATATGTTTGATAGTAGGGTTATTTTAAAGAAAGAATATATGGATTTAATAAAAATTCCTAAAAACCTATATTATAGATGGACAAAAGGTGATAATTTTATAGTTGAAGAATTAACTAAAACAATAGATAATGCCTTTAATAATTCTATTTTAATAAAAGAAAAATTTGCAAAAGAAAAAATGAACTTATCATGGAATGAGTATAAAAAATTAGTTGAAAAATATTTTAGAAAAATGTTTGATAATTTTATTCCTCTTGATGAATATGAGAAAGAAAATGAAATGGTGCTTAGTATTGATACTTGGTGCGAGGATAATTATTGTATTAAGTATTTTTGTAAAGGGTTAAATGGATACTTTAAAAATTATCAAAAAGAGTATTATGGGCTTTATGTACCGAGTATTGGTAAAGATAAAATTGTACTTAAAAGATGTAAAAATTGCGGTTGCTTATTTAGACCTAGAAATAATAAACAAAAATATTGTAATGGATGTAAAACTGAAGTAGATCGCAACAAAGCAAAAGAAAGAATGAAAAAATTAAGGAGTTCGAAATAGAAAAGTCATAAAACGATTAATATTTCAATAATAAAGCTCACTTTTATCCCTTTATATATACAGTATAGGTAGTACAAGCATACTCCTATATTAACAGGTTGCGACTTACCGCTAGAAAGGGATTAAAATGAATATATTAAATATGGCAAGAGGAACAGGTAAAACAAGATTATTAATAGAAAAATCAGCAGAAACAAATTACCCTATATTATGTGTGACCAATTCAAGTAAAAATTACATAAAAAGTTTGGCTTCAAAATTAAAATTAGATATACCTGAACCAATTAAGGCAGATGATATACAGAAAGTTAAATCGCTTACACAATATAAAGATAGAGTATACTTAGTTGATGAATTGCCTTATGTGTTTGAGTCAATAACAGGAATTAAGGTTGATACAGCTACTATAACTTGTGAAGATAAATGTGAAAATGTAAAAGAAAATCAAGTTATTAACTGTTTTGATAAAATAATATCATCACTAAAACAAGATGCCATTGATATACAAAAGAAATTTACTGATGCTAAAAATAATAATGATTATAGAATGAGAATTGATTTATTAAGACTATTAAAAGACACTTTAAATCTCATTAAAGAATATGATTGGAAACTAATGTATTCTGAATATATGACTGAAGACGATAGTGGTTTACATAATGAAGTTGCAGTTTGGGAACAAAATTCTGAAGGAAGCACAAGAAATCATAAAAAATGGGAAACCAAATGCACAAGCCATGAGCATGTGTTATATAATCAAAAATCTTTTGACTTATTACATGCACAGGAATTGTTAAGTTCATTAAAATCTGAAAAAATATTTGTTGAAGAACAAATAAAAAAATATGGAAATTTAACAGAATTAATGGAAAAAATAGATCATATAGATGGTATGATAAAGGAAGTTGAAAATAAAATAGACAAAATTACAATAGAAAGAAAAGAATTGAACAAAAAAAACTAATACAATTTCAATCATTTTTCTCTCCTAAAGACTGATAGAGGCTTTCTCATTCCATCCTCTATCAGTCGATTAAACCTAATAAAACAGAAATTTGAAGTAAATTATTCAATTATTCTCCTAAGAATAAATATTATAAGTCTGGGACAATGTTGTCGAAAACTAAGCATGTAGATTGCTTCGCTACAGAGTTCAGTTAGAGGTAGTAAATTATCGTTAGAAGGCTTGGGTAATGCCTGAATCCAAATATTCCATATACGAGTAATTTTAGTCTATATGATTATAATTATATTAAAGTCAAACAGAGATTATCGGTAATAATTGCTATCCGATTAATAAAATGCAAAGAAGATAAGGTGGTGATGGGTTCACCTTACAACAAATAAATAATATACCCTTCGCAACTAATCAAGCGGAATGAAGAAATTTAATGCTACTATCCTTCTCTATTGAGATAAAAGTAGTATTCTATTATAAATACACAAAAGGATAGTTATCCTCTTTGTGTATTTAATTCTTTAGATTCAATTATCTTGTCTTTATTTTCTTTATGTAAAAATATTAAGTATAAAATAGTTAATAACAAACAACTGAGTGAAATAATCATATTTATAAAAAATGATATATTATAATTTCTTGTAGAAATTTCACTACATATTTTTATGATGACAATTAGACAATACAATAATGGGAAAATCCACTTATAAATTATATCAATCATATTGCTCATCTTAGGGAATGATGATAAATAATTAAAACTTTCCCTATCGAATTCAGCATTTAGTAAATTTGCTATAACATCTTCTAATTTATGGATATATCTATATTGTCGCTCTATGTATACATTCGTTTGATAATATCTCATAGTAAAGTATAATAAAACTATCCACAATAAACTTTGTATTACATTCATCTGACTAGATACATCTATTTTATATGTATTATCTACTATTTTAATGATGATTGAAGCAAAACTATCAGGTGACACAGCAAATAAAAATTGCACAGTCATAATTAAAAATAATAAAATAAAAAATTTATTTCTACTGCTTAATTGTTCTTTAATAATTGAAAAAGTTTCTTTGTAATGGTCATATAATAGTTCTAATTCTTCCATACTTATGCTTCATTAAGAGCCTTTATTATTGCATCTTGGGTAAAACTCATAGCCCATTTTGCCCCAGAATTTAATACTTCATCTGGCGAATCATAAGTTTTATCAATTTTCACTGCAACTAATTTGTTTTTATGTTCTTTGCTTTTTGCAACTTCATAATTTATCCAATTTTTGTATCCTATTTCTACATGGTCTTTATGTTCTTCATTTGCTTCTTTACCTATAATTACAAGAGTATATGTTGTCGTGTTAATTCTTCTTGTAAGACCAGCTTTTATAGTAGAAATATTGTTGCTTTGAATTTCGTCTGATGAACAGTCATTAAATTCAAAATCTAAATTTTTATTAGCATCCCAAGCATTTAATAAAAATTTATATTGTTTATCATTTGTATAGTCAAATGATACAAAAACTTTTTTCTTAGCCATATTTTCATACCCCTTTAATATAATATTTTACCATAATGATACAACTTAATCCAAAATATGTCAAGTATCGAAAGGAGAAAAATGAATTATAAAAACCACCATATTCATGATTGGCTTGAAATTAATCGTAGTACTTATTATAGCTATGATTTTTACAAGATTTTGAAAATAACTTATATTTGTCAAATGTGTAATAAAAAGAAAATTATTAAATTATTTTAATTTATATTATGGAGAGTAAATTTGCAAGGTGCAAAGCACGACTGCTAATCGTTGCGTAGTTTAAAAAGCTATGAGTTCCGAATACTCTGCTCTCCGCCAAAAAATATGACATGGTTTAATTTTAAATTTGAAAATTACTCATCTTAACGATGAGTTTTTATATTTATAGGGATATCCACCCTACTCTATTGAGTAAAGGAAATTTATTATAATTGGAGTGAAAATAACTGATTAGAATTTCTAAAAATGAGGCTAAGTGGTTGCAAAACAATAACTTCGCATATGCGATTAATAAAACTAATGTATGTCACCATTCAAAAAATGTAACTTTCTATATTATTGAAGAAGACAGACCATTAAAAGCTTTACAGAAATATAGAAAAAGTATAATTTTAGAAAGTTATAAATAATTTTTTATTTAACGAAATTTAAGCAATATTTATCCATTTAAAACTATATCACAAGTGCATTGATATAGCAACAATTTAATTATTAAATAATTGTAATAAACAGTATGAAAGGAAATTAAAAAATGAGTAAAAATTTAAAATATACAAGAACAACTACAGATAAAATTAAAGCCTGTGGAATATTAGATTTAGATAATATGACCATGCATATTGATAGCGAAGACATAAAACTCTCTACTCTACTTAAAGATTTTGACGGAATTGAATTTGAATTTACTGGTGGTATAAAACAAGAAATGGAACTTAAATTAGATGAAGAAAATACAGATGATGAAAGTGGTGAAGAATAATTTATAATTTTGAAGAAGAAATAGCCAAGTATGGATTAACTATTGAGCAATATGAAAATTGTCTTGAAGACTGTTCTAATAAACAAAATAAATTAATTGACTATGAGTGGCTAGATATTATTAATAAGTTTAATATAAATATTCACTATGATACACTCCGCAAAGCTCAACAAACTATTTTTGGTGGTGCTTTTGTTAGTGAGTATTTTAAAAACAAACAAGAGTCTGTAAATGAAGATGAAACTTCCCTTGCAATAAAGAGATATAATTCAGAAACATCTATAAATAAAGACGGTACATATACAAGTGATAAGTTAATAGTAATAAAAAATGAAAATTTAAAAGATAGAAATTTTTTATTAAAGGCTCATGGTTTTGATGTAAAAGATTGGGAATTAATTTCAGCGAGAAATAATATTTGGAATGTTTACAGTAAGCAAGATGGTGTTCAAGAGTTATATTCAAGTAAAATTGTTGTGAAACCAAGGACTGAAATATCTCTTGAAGAAATATCTGATTTTTATAAAGATTTAATAGCCTCATACAAGCCCCCATCTGTGAAGAAATATGACAATAAAAATAATAATCTAATGATTGAATTGCCAATATTTGATTTACACTTAGGGAAATTTTCAACTTCTGATATTGTTAAAGAAGAATATAATACGCAAAAGGCTAGAGATTGTTTTAACTATGTAATTGATTCAGTAATAAATAGGTTAAGGACAACTTCTATAGAAAAAATTATATTCCCTATTGGTAATGACTTTTTCCATTTTGATGGTGTTGGTAGTTTAACAACTAACGGAACCCCACAAGACACAGATAGAAAACATCAAACTTTATTTAAAGATGGTGTTTTATTACTAATTGATGGTATTACTAAATTATCAAGTAATTTAAAAACCTCAATTGAAGTTTTTTGTGTGCCGGGCAATCATGATTTTATGACAAGTTATCACGCCACAATGTCTCTATGGTGTTATTTTAATAATAATGAAAATGTAACGGTTAATTTAGGCACTTCTCCAAGGAAATATATTGAATATGGAAAATGTTTAGTTGGATTTTCTCATGGCGAAAAAGAAAAGAAAAGAATTGACGAAATTATGCAAGTAGAAGCAGCAGAACAATGGGGAAGAACAAAATTTAGAGAATTTCACTTAGCACATTTACATTCTGAGCATGTTTCCGAGAGTGGTGGAATTATCATAAGAAATATTTCTTCTGTTACTGGTACTGATGCTTGGCATCATAATTCTGGTTATGTTGGAGCAATAAGAAAATGTCCTTGTTTCATATGGGATAAAGAGAACGGTTTGGATACTATTTTCAATATAGTTATTAAATAAACTAAGAGTAGTTGCCCTACTCTATTTTTATGCAACAAAAATATAAATTTTAGGAAGTGAACTTTTTAGTGATTAATAAAGAAAAATTTAATATTTATGAAGATTTAAATATAAAAGATTTTGAAGATGAAGATGAATTGCTTGATGAAATAATTGAGAAAGCAAACAGTTTAAGACAAGGACAAACAGTAGATTTAGTTGCAAAATCGCATTTAACAGAATTTTTATTAGTAGAATTAGTTAAGAATGATTTTAATATTGGTCTAATTAATTTTGATGCTATGGAATATGACTATTATGGCGAATATCTATTGACTGTAGATAGCGATAAAAATATTTGGATATGTGAAGCCTATGTGGGAGATAGACCATTAGATATATCTTCTACTTATCTTTATTTTTATCAAGAAGATATTAGTAATCAGAAAATTATTGATAATAACATTGGGGACTGTTACTCCCCTACTCTATTCGGATTTGGTGAAGATGAAAATTTAGAAGATGGTGTTTTAAAACTATAATATCAATTCAAATGAAAGTTTTATCGAGAGGGCTTATACCCTCTCTTTTATTATGCGGATTTAAGTTATTAACATGGGTGCAATTCCTGTGGTCTGCTTTTGAAAATTAAAGAAATGGAGGCGATATATTTGCCAGTCAAGCCAAAAATATCAAGAGAAACAAACTCTATTAAAAGTGAATATATTTGTCTTTGTTGTGGAAATAAAAAAAATGAAGATGATTTTTTTGTAAGTAAATGGAGTAAAGTTTGGAATGATTCCGCCAAACACGTTTTATTTTGTAAGGATTGTTTAAATACTTTATTTACAGAATACACAAATAGATTTAAATCTGAAGAAACAGCATTAAAAATATGCTGTGCTTATATTGATGTGCCATTTTACGCATCATTATACAATAGCATTGTTGAAAAAAATAATTTTTTTAATATCGGATTATACCTTCGACAGCTTCAAATGAGACAATATCAATATAAATCCTTTCAAAATAGTATCTTGGAAGGAGAATTTAATAAAACAGAAAATGACATAAAAGAAGAACGTGAATCTAAGTGGACAAAAAAAGATAAGCAAAATATGAATTATGTTATTTCTACAGTTGGATATGACCCTTTTGATGATTTGAATATGACAGATTCGGATAGAAAGTATTGTTTTAATATTTTGTCAGGATATTGTGATACAGATGGAATAAAAGAAGATGGTCATAAATTACAATGTGTAATTCAACTTACTAATTTGCATTTGCAATGCAAGAAAATGGATGAGTCTATGAATCAGGAAATGTTACAACTTAATCCAAATGATCAAAAAATTAAAATTTTTACATCATCAAAGAAACAATTGTTAGATTCTATTGCTAAAATTGCTCAAGATAACAACATATCTTCAAATTACAATAAAAATTCAAAACAAGGTCAAAACTCACTTACTTCAAAAATGAAAGAGATGGAAGAAAATAGTTTTGAAGAAATAAAAGTTAACTTATTCGATATTAAAACAAGTGAAGCTTTTAAGCAAATTGCCGATTTAAGCAATCAAAGTATTATGGATCAGTTAACATTTGATAATAATGATTATACAGAAATTATAAAAGAACAAAGAGAAATGATACAGAAATTTGAAAAAGATTTAGATTCAATTACTGAAGAAAATCGAAATCTTAAAAATAAAATAATAGATTTAGAAAGTAAAAAGAGGTGATGATATATGGATATATATATACCTATGTCATCAAAAGAATTAAGTCAAAGAAAAATTGAAGAATACAGTAAAATGGCTGAGATTATACAGTGGGGAAGAAAAAACCCTGTAAAATTTGCGGAGTTGTTTTTCGGTTTGAAACTCATTGATTATCAGTCTTATTGTTTTATGAAAACTTGGACAGCACAATTTGCATTATGGGCTGAATGTCGTGGTGCTGGTAAAGACACTCTAGCTGCTACTTATTATATGGCTAGATTAATGTTAATTCCGGATTATAGAGTTTATATAAGTTCAAATACATATGCTCAATCAGTTGAATCGTTTAACAAATTAAGAGATATAGCAATGAAACGTATCCCTTCTTTTAAAAGTGCAACGGACATATTTGCTAGAGAAGTTGACAAAACTGGAAACAATAGCGAAACAGGTTTTTTACAAGCTCCTACCTGTAAATTTAGATTATATAACAATTCACAAATGGAAGCATTATCTTCTAATCTTGAGGCAATCAGAGGTAAAAGAGGTGCGGTATGGTTTAATGAAACTGCATGGAAAACTGCTGAAGAATTGGCTGTTGTAGAAAACTATATAAACGTAGATACAAGTTTCTCTACTTCAACTGAAAAGATTCGATATTATGAACCGCAACAAATGCCATTACAAATTTTATATACATCGTCAGTTGGAGATGTTACATATCCGTTTTTTGATAAATATAAAACATTCTATAAAAAAATGGTGGTTGGTAATAATAATTATTTTTGCTTTGATATTGATGCTTATGACATTCTTGACCACTCTTCTATTGATGGTATTCCAATTAAAGCACATCTTACAGAAGACCAAATAAAAAAAGCCATTGAAGAAGACCCTGATAATGCAGATGTTGAATTATTTAATAAATTTAGAAAGGGTGGAGGTCAAAATGCAGTTGTAACTATGGATGAATTGATCCGTAATTCAACTATTAGAAAACCTCTCTTATATAACGACACTGGTAAAAAGAAGTTTATTTTTTGCTACGACCCAGCCAGAAATTTCGATGGTAGTGTTTTAAGTATATTTCAAGTTATTGATGATAATGAAGTTGGATTTAGATTAAGACTTGAAAATGTCGTATCTATGGTTGATCAAAATACTAAAAACAAAACTCCATTACCTATGCCAGCACAATTAGAAATTATTAAAGATTTAATGATTAAATATAATGGAGAACGTGCTGCTGAATGGGAAAATATTGAGTTTTATATTGACGCTGGTTCTGGTGGTGGTGGTATATCGGCTGTTGCAGACCAATTATTAGATGATTGGACTGATAAATTTGGGAAGAAACACAGAGGAATTATTGATCCAGAACATAAACAGTATGAAACAGCAAGAAAAAAATATAAGGATGCTATGCCAATAGTACATCTCATTGATCCACAAGGTTATAAGAAAATTATGTACGATGCAGTATCTAAAATGGTTAAATTAAATTTAATTGAATTTACCGATTACGATAATAAAGATTATATACTTATTGAAAATAAAGATGGTGGTTTTGATACAATAGATCTTATACCAGAAGAAAAACTAGCCTTGGTAAATATAAATTTAGCAAAAATGCAATTATCATATATGTGTCGATACGATACCCCAAATGGTGGAGTTCAATACGAATTAGCAAAAGATAAAAAAAACATGCATGATGATATGGCATATACAATGGCTACTGGTGCATATGCATTAGCTTTATTAAGACGTGAGGACTTATTAAAAAAACCTAAAGAAAATAATTTTGACCCTTCAAAATTTATTATGTCAAAGCAACCAAAGATAAGAAAAATATAAAGAAAGGATGGTGATGGTGAAATATGGAAGTTAAAGAATTAACACAAGAAGAACAGAAAAAACTTATGCAAAGATTTTCATTATTAGCTTTTGCTAATTTAAGAAAAGATATAATTCAAGATTTAATAAATAGCAAAAATGAAAGTGTTATTTACAAAAGATATTCTAAAGAAAAAATAGTTTTAATATTAGAAAATCCACAAAGATACGAAAAAGAAATTCGTGATTTGAGTGGATTTATTTATTTAGTATCAAGTCATTATCGTAGATTAGTTGATTATTACTCTACCATCCTTTTGTACAATTATTCTATTATTCCAACGAAATTATCAGTTTTAAAACCCAATAAAAAAGAATATAAAGCTTCATATTATCACGTTGTAAATCAATGCGAGAAGTATAATTTCAAACAAGAAGTAACAAAAGCAATTAAAATAGCTGTACGAGATGGCGTTTACTATGGATTATGTTATGAAACAGAAGATACATTTTATATAAAACCATTTAACAATAAATATGCAAAAATATCTTCTATTGAAGATGGTGTATTTATGTTTTCTATTGATATGGCATATTTTACTGGAAAAGAACACTTACTTTCAATGTATGGCGATGACATAGTAAAAGCATATGGAGAATATAGAGGTAATGCTAAAAATGGTACAAAAGGTAATAAGGATAAAAAATGGTATGAGCCTAAAAATGGAATTTGTTTAAAAGTAGATGATACAGACCCTGTTTACTCTATCCCACTGTTCACAGGCGTAGTATTATCTGTTTTAGATATTGAAGATTATAAAATGCTACAAAAGGCAAAATCTGAAAATGATAATTATAAAGTTTTGTCAGCGAAAATGGATACCGATGAAAATGGTGTTCCCACTATGGATTATGAAATAGCTGAAAAATATTATGGTCAAATGGCACAAAATTTACCTGATGGAATTGGTTTATTATTCTCACCTTTTGATGTAAAAGACTTCTCGTTTCAATCTTCTGTTTCTGCTGATAGGAATGCTGTAACTGATGCTGAAGATCAATTTTGGCAATCAGCGGGCGTAAGTTCGCTACTATTTGGTTCTACTAAAGCAACAAGCAGTTCATCTCTTACACTATCAGTTAAACCTGATGAAGCAATAGCGTATGCAATTTTACAACAATTTGAAAGGTCTTTTAATAAGAAAATTAAACTTATGGATTTACCATATGGGTTTAAAGTTGCATTTACTAATCAATCTATATTTAATTCAGATGAAATAATAAATAGATTAAATAAAGGTGCTACTTTAGGTGTGCCAGTTAAAATGCAGTATGCTTCTGCTTTAGGCATGTCCCCTAGTGATATTATAGGAATGAGCTATTTAGAAGATGAAATATTAGGACTCTCTAACAAATGTTGGCTAAGTCCGTTAATAAGTTCTAACACACAAGGTTCATTAAATGATGAAGCAGGTAGACCTACTAATGCAAGCGAGGGTAAAAACTTGGGTGAAGCGGGTGAATCTACTAATAATTCTGATGGAAATGATAATAAGTAGGTGAATGAGTAAATGGACAGTAATAAAAATTTAATAAAGATATTCGACCAAGATAAAGCAAACAAGCTTAAATCAATGGGTTTTGAATATATGCTAGAAAACATAGGGACTAATACTCTTTATGTTTTTTGTGTTTCAAAAGAACTTTTGTCTTATCTACAAAGTAATTTTGAAGGAAAAGACTTCTTATTAGAAAACACTTTGCGATTCTAAAGAAAGGAGGTCAAAAGATTTGGAAGATAATAAAATGTCTTTGTTATTTAATGCAAAACTACGTTCATTTGAAAAAATAAATGAAAATTTTCTAAAAGCTAAGTGTTATGTTATGGCACTAGGTAAGAACGCTAATAAATCTCATTTCAGTAAAGAAAATGTAGATAAGGCTTACTCTACCCTATCATTTATTCCTGTAATCGGACACCTGATGAGTGATGATAATGGAAACCATTATTTAGGTGGTCATGATATGAAGTTAGATATTGGAACACTAACATTAAAAAGTTTATGTGTTCCATTTGGCGTAGCGATTCCATCTGAAACACCTATATATGAAGATGTTGAGGAAGAAAATGGTACAAAGTCTACATATCTAGTAACTGATGTTATTTTGTGGATTGGCAGATACCCTGAGTTATCAGAAGCAATATATAGCGATAAAATTTATTTTAATCAAAGTATGGAAATCTTATTTTCTAAAGCAGAAAAGTTAAAAGATGACCCTATTTATACGGATATTATTGATTTTTCGTTTGATGCACTCTGTTTACTTAATAAATCAGCAGACCCTAAATTTAATGTAACTCCGGCATTTCCAAGTGCTTCAGTAAGACCAGCTTCATATAATCTAAATGCTGATGAGTTTTCAATATTAATGAAAGAAATGAAAGAACAATTAAGTTTCTGTTTAAATAACAAGGATAATCAAGGAGGTAAAAATTTGGATGAAAAAATTTTACTTCTCCAAAAATATGGAAAGTCTGTTCAAGATTTAGATTTCTCTATTGATGAAATGTCAATTGAAGATTTAAATATAAAAATGGAAGAATTATTTGGAGAAAATAAAGTTGAACCTGTAGCATTTTCAGCTACATACAATCAAAAAAGAGAAGCACTTAATAATGTTTTATCACCAATTATTGTAAAAGATGCAAGTGGTAACTATGTTGAGGAAACATATTTTTGGATTGCTGATTTTTCAGATGAATATGTATTTGTTGAAAAAGACCATTGGACAAAAGATGGATATGATTGTAAACACGGAAGATTTTCGTACACATTTGATGAATCTAGTATGACTGCTACTGTTTCTAGTGAATTTGAAGAAATGGTTAGAGTGTGGCTTACACTAGATGAAAAAGCAAAATTAGATGAAGATCGTGCTAATTATGATGCAATTTCTACTGAGTATTCAGAATATAAAGAAAATCATTCTTATTCTAATTCTGATTTTGAAGTGTTAAATGAATATAAAGAGCAAAAAGAAAAACACGAAAGAGAAGATGCTGAAACATCATTATTTACAGAATATGAAGAAGAAATTGGTGGAACTGATGAATTTGCAGAATTAAAGAAAAACTCAAAAGACTATTCTATTGAAAATTTAAGAAAAGAATGTTTATGTATCGTTGGTCTTTATGCTAGAGCAAATAAAAAGTCAGAAAAAGATAAAAACGTGATTAAACCAGAAGGCATAAAGTTCTCTATAGATGAAAGACAAGCTAATGATGAAGAAAAGCCTTATGGTGGTTTAATGGAAAAATTTAAAAACAAATAAGAAAGTGAGGAATTTTAATTATGGCAAGTAAAGCAATATTCAGAGCAGATAATTGTGCATTTACAAAGAACCCTGCATTATTAAAAAGTGCAAAATATATGGGAAGTGGTTCTACAGCAACTAAAATTGAAAATGGTAATTTAGTAGCAATAGGCGGATTAATGAGTGGTCAAAGAGAAATTCATTTGGCAACTACTCCTGCTGTTAACACTACATATTTTGGCATCGTAAAAACTCCAGAGGTTGAGTATTCAGAAACAGGATATCATGGATTAGATACTTTTGAAAACGAGGTTGATACTGTAATTACAGTTGGTATACTTCAACAAGGGGATATATTCTCTGTGACAGCAGAAGCGTTGAGTTCAGTTCCTACAGTTGGAAATTTAGTAGAATTGCAAGCTGGCACAAAAGGAAAAGTTGTTGCTACTGCTACTGCTGGCTCTACACAAGTAGGTAAAGTAATAGCTATTGAAAAATGTGGTAGATTTACTTACTACGTTGTAGAAGTACAATAATTTAGATAAATATCGAAAGGAAGGTAAATAAAATATGGATAAGAATATTATAAAATTAGCAGTTGATGCTTATAAAGGTCATATTGCTGGGAATTATTCTGTAGATGACTCTATGGAAGTATTACGTCAATCACTTATAGAGGCAAATAATGGTTCTACAAAGTTAGATTACAAAGCAATCAGAGATGGTAAATGCAATGGATTATTTGCTATATTAGAAGAAATTATAAATAAAACTGTTATTGAAGGACTACCTGAAAGTTGTCCTCTTTTTAATTATGTAGATTTTAGAAATTTAAAAGAGGGAGACACAAATGTATTCGAATTAAGAGACAATGGTATATTTATTGTTTCTGATATAGCTGATGGTACTCAAGGTCTTCGTAGACAAAGATTGACAGGCGGAGAAGAAATTACAATTAAAACTCAATTAAAAGGAATTAAAATATACGAAGAACTTAGACGTATTCTTGCAGGTAGAGTTGATTTTAATTCATTTATAGACAAAGTGTCAGAGGCTTTCCAAAAGAAAATGTCTAATGATATGTATACTGCTGTAGTTGCAGGTTTTGATGGACTTGTATCACCATATACAAATGGTAGTGCTGGTTCTTTTGCTGAAGATAAACTTGTTGAAATCATAGACCATGTAGAAGCTGCTACAGGAATGAAGGCTGCTATCTTAGGTTCTAAACAAGCAGTAAGAAAAATTTCAGGTGTTAAAGGTGCAGATTCTAGCAGCGCAAAAGAAGATTTGTATGCAATGGGATACTTTGGACACTTTTATACAACTCCTATTATAGTAATGCAAAATGGACATAAAGTAGACTCTACAGACTTTGTACTTGGTAATGATTTATATATAGTTGCTAGTGATGAAAAGTTTGTAAAATTTGTTACAGAAGGTGACACTCTTATAATTCCGGGAGATCCAACTTCAAATGCTGATTTATCTCAAGATTATTTAATGGCTATGAGATACGGTCTAAAGGTAATAATGAGTGAGCAATTTGGAATATACAAATTGTCTTAATATTTAATGTTATGTAGAGGATTTATTATTTTAATCAGTCCTCTACATAAATAAACACGAGAATGAAAGGATAATATAAAATGGCAAATTTAACAAAGGAGCAAAGAGCTCAAAAAGAAGCTGATGATAAAATTAAACTAGAGGCAAAAATCAAAGCTGAGTTAGAAGAAAAAATTAGGGCTGAGTATGAAAGTAATATTCCCAAATCTGAAAAATCAAATACATTAAAGAAAATCCCACTTGATTTAGAAGTGCCAGTTACAAGTAATTATACAGGTAATTTAATATTTGTATCTAAAAAATCACAAGGTTATTCTGTTGAATGGGTTGAGTATGGAATGACTGAATATATGGAAATTGGTGAATTATTATCAATGAGAAATACTGACCTCAGATTTTATAAAGATAATTGGATTGTAATAGGTGATACTGATGAATACTCTTGTGACGATATATATAAGTTTTTAAAAGTAGATAAATACTATGAAAATGTATACACACCAGAAGATATTGATTCATTTTTTACATTAACACCAAATGAGATGATTAAAGAAATAGCAAAATTATCTGTTGGAATGAAGGAATGTATAGCTGTTAAAGCTCAATCAATGATTAACGATGGAATACTCGATTCTAATAAAAAGATAGATGTTTTGTCTGAAGCACTCAAAGTAGAGTTTACAAGAAATTAGTAACTGCATGGAGGTGCTATGATGAACACAACTTATAATCATGTTATTTCAGAATTTAAAGATAAAATTACAGACCCAGATTTAATTACATTTTCAGATGAATTACAAAATGAAATACTGTTCGCGTTAATGAATAAGGCAATTACTAAATGTAAAAGAATAGTTAAACCAATTGTTGACTTGTCTCAAAAGGGTGAATTAGAATTTGAGAATGAGTTACCCGATGAAATTATTGATATTATAACAGAATGGATGGTAGTATTTTGGCTAGAACCTTATGTAAATAATCTTGAAAATTTAAGAAATCAACTAAACACAAAAGATTTTTCTATGTACTCGCCTGCTAATTTATTAGAAAAAATAGGAAACAGATATGACATGGGTAGAAAATATGCAAAAAGTACTATGAATGAATACTCTTATATAATTGCAGACATGAAGGGATTGAGAACATGATTGAAGTAAAATATGGTCTTATACCGAAAGAAAGTTTTTGTAGGTATTTTGAATTTCTTATAAATAAGACTTATAAAATATTGCCATTAAAAGAAGAAGACTCCACTACTCTACAATCATATCTTGAAAGTTATTTAAGAGAATTAGTTGGGAATAAAGATTTAGTTGATATTTTAGTAGATGAGCCACAATTTATTACTGTTTTAAATACATTACAGTATTTGATTTCTGAAAAATATTCTGTTGCCATTTGTAAAAAAGAAGTATTTAAGTGTATCAGAATACTAGATTCTATTAAAAACAAATATTTTGTGGAGGTGGAAAATGGATAGATATTCTGCAAGAATTAATCTTCATGGCTCTACTCCACGAGAAAGGTTTTCAAATAATCTTAAAAATACACTTAACAATACAGCAAAAGATAATTTATCTTGCAAAGATGTTTTAATTAATGGGGTTCCTCAAAAACTTATTATAGATTCAGATACTCAAACCTATTACAAAAAAATAAAATCATTACCAAATGAAACTTTCTATGGTGGTGATATTATAGATTGGTCAGATGTAAAATGGATAATTTTAAATGCAGATGCAGATGATGAAGTTTATACAGATGGTAAAATGCAAGAATGTACCTATTTACTAAAATGGCAAGATAAAAATGGGAAAATAATTGAAAGACATATAGTGTCACAAAATGCTAGTGCTTATAATAATGGTGAAAATGGTAATAAGACATTGATATTAGGTTCAGATCAATTAATGCTTACTCTACCCTTCGATATTGATACTATTAAATTAAGACGTGGTAAGAGATTCTTTATTGATAACAATACGATTAATCCAACTGCCTACAAATTAACACGTGCTGACACTACTTCTTATGTTAGAAATGGTAAGGGCTGTTTAAAATTAATTGTTACTGAAGATATAACGAGTAATGACAATGACAGACCTGATTTAATGTTGTGTGACTATATATCCCCTACTTCTCCTGGTGGAGATGTTAGTGGTTGGCTTATGGAGATTGAATATTTAGGAAATTCAACATTAAAAATTGGTGGTAATTTTAAGACATTTACAGCAAAGTTATTAGATAACAATAATAATATAGTATCAATAACACCAGTTTGGACATTTGATAAGTATACAAATAGTTTCGATATAATTACGACAAATAATGAAATAAAAATAAAAACAAACGATGTTAATTTAGGTGGAGAAATAATAACTTTAACAGTAACAGATAGTTACTCTAATATTTCAAAATCTATTCAATTAACAATTGTTGATTTGTAAAGGATGTGGCATTTATGTATTTAAAGGAATTGGGTTCATACAAGTATACCATCTTTACTAAAATTAGAAATTCTGATGATATAAAAGAAATATTACTTGGTAAGAACTATAACGTAGAAATAGTTGATGATCTATTAGATGAACATATTTTCCCATATTTATATGTCCCTGAGACACAGCAAACAGCAAAATCATATATTTGTGTAGACGTAGTTATCCCTAAAGTTCCAAACTTTAGTATTAAAAATCTAAAAATTATTATATGGGTTTTTACTCATAAATCACTAATGAACTATAGTAAAAAAGGATATGTAGGTACAAGAACAGACATATTATCTGATATTCTTGATAAAATGTTAGATACCTCAAGAGATTTTGGAATAGGCAGATTAAAGTTAGAGGATGTTGGCTTATTTAATAGTGAAAAACAATATTATGGTAGAACACTTACCTACTCTGCATCTGATTTTAATGTAGATAAAAATTTATAGGTGTTTATGGATAAATTAGATTTAGAAATGAAATTGCTAAATGGCAGTATTCTATTTTGCGGTAACATCCCCATACATAGATTAACATTAGATCAAATGACTGAATTTGGTTATTCTAAAAGTCAAAGACTGTTAAATATTTTAACTTTAAGAGATGAAGATACTAAACAATATTTTAAAGAGAATATTGATAACAGTACATACAATTTAATTTACTATAGTATTTTAGATGAAATTACAAAAATTAGAAATGGAGATTTCCTTGAAGAAGACATTGATAGTTTTTTATTCCTTTCATTACCTTCTTTTTTAATGCTTATTTTTCAAAGCAACGTTAGTTTTGATATAGATAATGGTTTTATTATTGAAAATAAAAATAGTATTAGTGACGATGATAAATATTTTTATTTAAATGAAAGTAATTATGAAACTTTTAGAGAATTTTTACGCTATAGAAATTGTTTAAACGATGCTGATGAGGAAATAGATAAAGACAACCCTTCAAATGAAATGGCTAGAATGTTGTTAGAAAAGCGTAAAAAATTACGAGAAAAATTAAGAAAAAGCAAAAATAAAGACAATGAAGATGATTCATCTCTTACGATTGCTGACTTAATAAGTATATTTGCTGAAGCTAAGACCATGCCATTACAAGATGTTTATAAAAAATACGATATCTATCAATTTAATGATCAATTTAATCGATTAAAAATTATGGAAGATTATCAAGTAAATATAAGATTCTTATTAGCTGGTGCAAAAAGTGAGGATGTTAAACTACAACATTGGTTAACAAAGATAAAAAAACAAGATGAAGAATAGGCTTTGAGCCTATTTTTATTTTTATACAAATTAAAGGAGGATTTAAAATGGGCGCAAATACAAAGTTCGGGGCTAAAGAAGTCATGGATGTTATTTTATATGATATGAGTACTAACAAACCTATTATATTTTTTGACACATTGAAGACTTCGGGAATTGAAGTAACTTCAGAAAAGGTGTATGCAAGGGGTGGTAAAGGTAATTCTAAATTAATAACTTGGGAATTAAATAAAGATGCCAAATTAACGGTAACTGATGCTTTGTTATCGCCTAAATCTCTTGAATTAGTTTCAGGTGTTGCTACGTCTAAAGGAGCGCAAACTGTTTATATGAGACAAGCTACAGAATATGACAGTGCTACAGGCAAAGATAAAGGAGAGCTATATCCACTTAAAGCGACAGCTTCTGGAGTAATTGAATTAGGTTATACACCTAAGGAGGGCGCAACTTCAATACTTATATATAAAGCAAATGATGATTGTGGAACACCAGTTTCTATGACAAGTGCATCATTAACTGGAAAAACTTTAACAGTTCCATCAATTACTACTGCTACTGAAGTAGTAGCCTACTATACTTTTGCAAGCGGTGCTGAAACTGAAACATACATTATAGATTCATCTCATTTTGCAGGAACTTACAAATTAGTAGGCAACACTGTAATTCGTAATAGAGATAGTGGTAAAGATGAGCCATTCCAAGTAGTTATACCAAACTTAAAATGGTCAAGTGCTTTAAACTTAGACTTTTCAGCAGAAGGAGATCCACAACCTACGACATTTGAATGTGAAATAATGAAAGCTTCAGGAAGTTCAACATTAATTCAAATGACTAGATGGGTGTAATCTAATTAGAGGTATATTATGAAAGTAAAAGTTGAATCGGTTAACGTAGGTAATTTCGAGTATGACTCAATTATAGTGACTTTAAATGATGAAAAAACTGAAATAGTTTTTAATAAAAAAGATAATGTTCTTAAATATGAAGGCAAGATGGTTGAGTTAGAAAAAAATAATGGTACTTATACAGTTAAGGAAGTTGACAGTATCAAGAAATAATTCTGGAGAGTAGTTTCTACTCTCTTTTTTGATTTGAATATTGATTATATTATATAGGGTTTATATCAATATTCAATTTTAGAGTATTAATATAAACCCTATTTTTTACAAATTAGAATGAGAGGAATGAATCTTATAAATATAAAGAAATATGACGTTTCAGTTGTCCGCATACTGAATATGTGGCAAATAATTTTATATAAAACCAATGGTTTGAATGAAATTGAGACTTACGTGTCAAAAAATGAAAAAGATGAATATAAGGTTGTCTATGTATTTGATAGAGATAAATCACAAGAATTATTTAAAAAGTTCAGAAATCACGAATTAGAAATTGGTGATTTTGTTTTAAGTATGGAAGAGTTGTAAAGATTTTAGTTATAGAAATTTAAATATAGTTATTTTAGAAAACGAAAGAAGGTAAAAGATATTAGTAATATAGAAACCAAACCAATTTTCACTCTGACCTCCCCCATCCCCTGCTCCGTTAATCACTATATTAAACCTCGCCCATTTATAATGAATGGTAAGGCACAAGTGACAATGTATGAAACAGCAGAAGCAAAAAAGTATAAAAAAGATTTCACTAAATACATAAAGGAACAAGTAAAAATTCAACAATTCAATATAATACCAAATAAAACACAACACTTCTACTGTGACTGTGTTTTTTATTTTGACAGAATTGATAAAGATGCCAATAACTATTTCAAGCTTCTTCTGGACTCAATTACAGATAGTCAGTGCGTTTGGCTTGATGATAATGTTGTTTGTGAACGTGTAAATGCCATTTATTACGATAGTAAAAACCCAAGAATAGAAATTAACATTTATCCTGTTGATTATATTGGAATATTCCAAAGTCAAGAACAGTTAAGTAACTTTACAAATAACTGCATCCATTGCAATCGTTACAAGGAAGGTAAATGTTCTATTTTAAACAAAGCAAAAGAAGGTCGTATACTAGAAGAAATAGAAAATGGTAAATGTATTAAATTTAAATGCTTAAAGGAGATTCAAAATTAACGATGCAATATGAAAATTGTACTTTCTGTAATGAGAAGTCAAAAAATTGATTAGTAAAGTTGACTATATCAATTGTGGCGGTTTTCATGGTAAAAAAGGTCAGTATTAAAATTATAATATAAGATTTTACAATTTAAAGGAGAATAAATTATATGCTTAGAGTGACTAGAAATGTTTCAGATTGGGAATTTCAATTTAAAATTGAAACAATAAAAGAAGAATTCGTACTTAGCGAAATGATTAATAATCATTGTGATGGAAAAATTGCGATTATAATTAAAACTCATAATTATAATAATGAATTAATAGAAAAATTAAAAAACAATGAAGTTGTTGATATTATTAGAAAAATTTCAGTTAGAACACAAGACGATAATGGTAATGTTACAGATGAAATAATGGAATTTACTTATCCAAATTTTGTACTAAAAAATGTTATTGTTCAAAGCGATATAGATAGTTTTACAGGAGTAATTTTTAAACTATTAAATTATTAATATTAGAACTTAAAGGAGAATTAAACAATGGAATTAACCTTAATAAAAAATAAATTAACTTTTCAAGAGTACTGTGGTTTCATCAAGAGTGTAGTAGATTCAGTATTTATAAATAATGAGGAAGGCAACATAGTATATTTGCCTGAAAATTATGATTTGTTTTTAAAATTATCATTTGCAACGTATTATCTTGGATATAAGAGTGAAGGAAAAGACATTGAAGAAATATATAATGATTGTATTGATATAAATATTGATAAATATATATCACATCCCAAAACTCAAGAAGAATTTATATTATCTAATCAATATCGCTCTATGATAAATGCAATACAAGATAAAATCGAGTATATTAAACAACAAATTTTATCAACTAAAAAAGATAGTTTAGATGAATTACTTCAATCAATAACAAAATTTGTACAAACTATGGAAAATAAATTTAAAGATGTTGATTTATCTAATATAGATGGTTTAGGGCAATTAGGCAAGAAAATTGGTGACATAAGTGATACAAAGTTTGTTAATGCTTTAGTTAAGGAAATTAGCAAGAATAAGATTGAGAAATAAACATGGCTAAGTACATTAGGAATATGAATGAGTTAGGTAAGGCTATGGATAAATATTTATATGATTTTACTAATAAAGCGTCAGATAAAGTAAAAGAGTTAATAGATAGCTTTATAATGCTTTATTATAACAACTACTCTCCCTTATACTATCAAAGAACCTATCAATTCCTAGATAGTTGCATTAGGTCTGATGTTATTAAAGAAGGTAATGGTTATTATGTAATGATTTATATAGATACCGCTAATTTGGACTATGAGGATGCTACTGGTGAACAAGTTGTTAACTGGGCTAATCAAGGACTGCATGGTGGTATGGATGTTGGAGATAAAGATAAGTTCTGGGATGATTCAATTGAAATGCTTAACAAAGGTTATTTAATAAAACTATTTGGTGATTACATTAAGAAAAATGGTTTTAAGGTTACAATTAAGTAACACATATAAGTATAATTTGAAAGGATGAAAAATGATTAATATAGAAGATCTATGTAAAATAATCAAAGAAACAATTTTAGACAATAAAGATGAAGACAATAACTTAACACTTGATTTTGAATTAGGTGTACATGAAACTATTGACTATTTTAAGTCTTGGTTTGAAGCAAATGACATTAGTGAATTACCTATTAAATTAATATAAAGAATTAAAATTTTATTGAGTAGGATTTGAGGATATTCCTCTACCCTACTCTTTTATTTTATATAGAAAGCGAGGCGCATATGGCTAAAGGTAGAAAAACATTTAGAAATCAAATAACATCTGAAGAGCGAATTGCTCAAATTAATCCTGAAAATCAATGGATGGTGGATAAGTATATGAAAAATTTTGCTACAAAGCGTTCACCAAATTCAGTAGTTGCATATACATCTAATTTTAATATATTTTTTGTATGGAACTTGCTTTACAATGACAATAAAATATTTACAGATATAAAGAAATTTGAAATGCAGGAATTTTTTGACTTTGCATTAACAGATTTAAAATGGAGTCCTAATAGGTACTCGCAAGTATATAGTAGTTTATCTGAGTTGTCTAAGTTTATTGAAAAATTTTATGATGAGAAATATCCTAATTTTAGAAATTTATTAGTTTATATAGAAAAAATGCCTAAAGAGACAGTAAGAAAAAAATCAATATTTAAAAAAGAAGAACTAGACACTCTTATGGAATGGCTAGGTGAAATTAATAAAATAAATGAACAATGCCTATTAGCTACAATTATGGCTTCGGGCGCTAGAGTCAGTGAATTAGTTAGATTTACGACAGATATGATTGATTTAAATCATACTGCTTTTGAAGGACTATTTCTTGAAACAACTGAAGAAATGAAAGTAAAAGGTCGTGGTGTAAATGGAAAAGAAATTCCTCGTTATTTGATAAAAGATTTCTTTGTGCCTTATTATGAAAAATATTTACCAGTAAGAAAAGAAATAATGGAAAAACATAATAAAGATCATAGTTATTTATTTATTAAAACAAATAATGGAGAACCTGCCACAACTGACACTATTAGAAGTTGGATGGAAAAATGGGATAAATCCTTACCTCAACACTGGTATCCACACAGTGGTAGACACTTTTGGACTTCATACCTCATATCTGTTGGTTTAGAAAAACAGTTAGTTCAAGAGCTTCAATCATGGTCATCGGATGCACTTGTAGACTTATACAATGACAATACTGCTAAAGATGTAAAGTGGAAGGGTCTTGAAAAATTAAAAACTGCATTAGAGCAAAATAAAAATAAAGATTCTGAAAAATAAATAAAAACTTTTAGCTACATATCTAAAATCAATATTGTATTATTTTGTCGTTTAATGTCTATTTATGTCCAACTTATAGGACACCATTTATGCTAATATCTACCTATTAAGAGATTTAAATATTTGGGAATACTAAAAATAAAATGGTGATTAGTATGACAAATAATTTAAATTCAATTAGAAAAGAAAGAAATCTGTCTTTAAGAGAACTAGCATTAATAACAGGTGTTTCTAAAAGTACCTTGCAACGAATTGAAAGTGATGAATATTTTGATATAAAGCTATCTATCGCTTTTAAAATAGCAAGAGGATTAGGTGTTTCGTTGTTAGATATTTTTCAAGATGATTAATTGTAAAGGTGGGACTAAAATGAAAAGAACAATGAGTAAAAAGGAATTATTAAATTTATTCGATGAGTTTAATTGTAGCTGTAATAAAAAGTTTTTATGTGCCAAATTTGACTTTATTAATCTAAAACAACAAGAAAACTATTATAATGATTATTCAAAATTCGTATATTCACTTGAAAATATTGATATCATTTATGTCTATTTTGAATTTAACAGGCATGATAAGATTAAGCAAATTGAGATTAATATTGCTTGTAATGTGGACAAGTATAGAGATGATTACGAATGGTTAGAATATACAGGTCAGTTATATAGATTCAAATTATATTAGTCAATCAAAACACTCTTTTAAGGATTATATCATTAATGGAAAAAGAGCAGTATATTTTACTGCTCTTAATTATTATTTGGTTAGATTTATATTAAACACATTGATGCTATCTTCATCAAATTTAAAACCACAATCTTTTAATATATCTACAATAATATCTTTATTATTATCTTTCTGTGTTGTATCTATTATATTATGTAAATGAATTACTTCTCCACGTGATGTCTTCATATCTATTGATAATTTCTTATTGTCGGAAAACATAGCTATAGGGTCTTGAATTGTGGTGGCACTAACTATTTCAGATAAAAACTTTTTATACTTTTTATAAAAATCATAATCACCTAACGATTTTTCTTTATCTCTAGAAAATAAACCTTTACCATCTGATGAGAGGATATAATTTTTTGTTATTCTTTTTAAATCATAATTTTGAATAGGTGCATAAATTATTGGATTTTCATACTTTATATCATTAATAAATTCTTCCATAATATTATTAATATACTCTTTAGGTTCTAATCCATAAATAAGATTCTCTATATTGCTAATTAATCTCATTAATGATTTGTCATCTTGTGATACTAAATTGTTTTCAATATATAAATAATGATTAAGATACATTGCATATTCATAATCTTCTCCATGTTCACTATTAACATCATCAGATAATAAATCTTCTTCAAATATTGATTGCTTAACACAAAATATAATATTATCATTATACAAAGCTGAATATATTAATATTTCTTGTTTAAAATCACTTTGATAATATTCAGGTTCTTGATTGTCAAATGCTCTTGATATTTCTTTTTTATTATTAAATTCGTCGATTATTTCATTGTCAATAACGACTTCCCAATGAATTAGATTATTTTTAGTCCGTTCAGTGAGTTTATCAATAAATTCATTAATTAATGGTTTATCATTTAAATATTGTGTTATTAATTCAGTTAAATCAACTTTGAAATACTGTGCAATGTCGAAAACAGTTTCTATTGATGGATATGATTTTTTTAATCTTGTAATCAAACCTTGACTTATGCTTAAATCTTTTTCTAATTGAGAAACTGAAATATTATTCTTATCGCATAGATACTTGATATTTTGTATTAAAATTTCTTTATCCATTATAACAACTCCCTAAATATATTGATATTTAGTATAAATTTATACATTAATAGTATGTTTATATTTATTTATATATTTATATTGACTATTGTATGTATTTATACTATAATTTGTCTATGGAATGAATTTCACGATTCGTTACATAAATTAGTATTAATAAATATATATTATATTAATCTATACTAATTGTCAACAAAAAAAATAATTCACACTGCTCCGACCAAAGATTAGTGAGAATTATTAGAGTATGCTTCGCTTACACTTATATTAGTTTAGCATACTCTAAAATATAAATCAATTACATTTTGGAGGATAAAGATGAAAAAAGAAAGAAAGATTAAAAAGAAACTCTATCTCCTACCGGCTCAGGAGGAAAATTAAGATGGTGAAAAGTTTAAAGTTAGCAAAAGATGAACTATTTCAATTGTTAGAGGATTTTAATTGCAGTAATAATACAAACACTAAGTGCTTAAAATTCGACTTCATGGAACCATCAGAAGATGTAATATATTTTACCAACTACATAGACTTCATAAACTCGCTACATAGCATAGACTTGATTAAAGTGTTTCTAGAATCAAATAAAAATTGTGTAGTAAAAAACATTGAAGTAAATATATTTTGTAACATAGACAAAACTAGAAAAGACAATTTTTCAGAATATACAGGACAACAATATAGATTTTATAAGAAACGAAAAAATACATAGAAGAATTAAGAACAGTTGAAATATACTGTTCTTTTTTATGTAGATATAGAAAGGATAATATCTTATGAATATTTTTAAAAACATAAGTAAGTTTTATATTGATTTTATAAAATCTGATTTATTTGGATTTTTAGTAGGTGTTATGATTGGTTTAATAATATGTAAAATAATAATTATATTATAATATACCTTGAACATAAAACAATATAATATATCTAATTACTTATTATTTATTTATTATTTTGTTTTATGTACCATTCTACAGCACTTTTTAAATGTTTATCACAATATTCCTCACTACTAGTAGAATATGTTGCCCTTTTTCCACAAATATCACATTTATTATCATCATGATTTATTCTATTAAAAAATTTACCAATCAACCCAAGCGCTACAAATACAATTATCGCAATTAAAACTTTATTTATATTATTTGAATTACCATTGCCCATATTTTATCTCCACAATTATTTTTTTGCTGCTAATTAATTATATGTTATTTTTTTACATATTTCAATAGACAATAATATTAACAACATACCGTATCAATAATAAAGCGAATATTTCAACATAACACTCCTCTACTCTATTTAGGAGTGTTTTTTAATGCTTATAAATAGAGAATTTAAACAAAGGAGGATAATAAATATATGTCTGAAGATTTCATATTAAAAGTCGGAGTTGAAGCCGATACTTCTGATGTCCAAAAACAATTGGATAAAAAAAAAGACGTAACTTTAGATGTTATAGTAAAAGCTAATGATAAAAATAATTTAATTCAAAAGGAATTAAAAAGACTTCAAGAATTAACTAAAGATAAATTGAAATTAATAGTTGATGATAATCAGGCTACTCAAGCTATAAATAGAGTTCAAAAAGCATATACGGAATTATGGAAAGATAAATTTCAAACAGTTGGACAGAAACCTAAAGTGTTCTCTGATATGGCTAATTACTATAAAGAATTAGAAATAGAAAGTCAAAAATCTACTAAGAGTATTCAAGATAATTTCGTGGCATTAAGAAAAGAAACATATCAGTCTATTGGTCAAAAGTCACCTGAATTGACCAAAATGGCTAATTACTATAAAGAATTAGAGCAGCAATTAAATAGCACAGCCAAAGCACAAAAAGAATTAAATAATTTAAATTTGAACAAACAAGGCTCATTAAGTAGCATTGACGCTTTTCTAAATAGTAATACAAAATTGAATACTCGTTCTGCTCAAGAATTGAAACAAAAAATTTTAGAAATAAGACAAGCAATTGAAACTACAGACGACTCAGCAGCTTTAAAAAATTTACATAAGCAATTTGTTAATGCTAAAAAAGAAGCGGAAGCACTAGGGCATACAGGTAAAACTCTTGGAGATGAGCTTACTAACAATTTTAAAAAATTTAGCAATTGGGTTGGAGTAAGTGCAATTTTCTTTGGAGTACAACGTGCTTTAAAATCTATGGTAGATGATATTATTGATATTGATACTGCTATGACTTCATTGAAAAAAGTTACCGATGCTTCAGATGCAAGTTTTGAAAAATTTTTAAACAATGCCACTAAGAATGCTAAAGATTTAGGCTCGAGTATTAGTGATATAGTAAATTCAACAGCAGAATTTGCCAGATTAGGATATTCATTACCTGAAGCTGAAGAGTTAGGAAAAGTTGCAACTTTGTATAAAAATGTTGGCGATGGTATAACTGCAACTCAAGCATCACAAAGTATTATCTCTACTATGAAAGCATATGGATATGAAACAGATAGAGCTATAGAAATAATTGACAAATTTAATCAGGTTGGTAATAATTTTTCAATATCAAGTGCTGGCATTGGTGAAGCTTTGCAACGTTCAGCTAGTGCACTAGCTGAAGCTAATAATGATCTGTCTCAATCAATAGCACTTCAAGTTGGTGCTAACAACGTAATTCAAAATCCAGAAACTGTTGGAACAATGTGGAAGACAGTAGCTATGAGAATCCGTGGAGCTAAAACCGAATTAGAAGAAGCTGGGTTAGAAACAGAAGGAATGGTAGAGTCTACAGCCAAACTTCGAGATTTAGTTAAACAAATGACTGGTTTTGATATTATGTTAGATGAAAACACTTTTAAATCTACATATGATATTGTTGTTGGTATTGGTAAAGAATATGATAAATTATCAGATATCAATCAAGCTAGTTTACTTGAGGCATTAGCAGGCAAACGTCAAGGTAATGCTCTAGCAGCTGCATTAAATAACATTCAAGATATAGAGAAAGCCTATAAATCAGCAGAGGAATCAGCGGGTTCAGCATTAAGAGAGCAACAAGAATATGAAAAATCAATTCAATATTCACTAGATCGTTTAGGTGCTTCATTGCAAGAAATGTCTCTGCTGACTATAAATAGCGGTTTAATTAAGGGTGTAGTTGATTTAGCAAATGGATTTATTAATTTAGTTAATTCTATGGGTGGATTAGCACCAATATTGACTATTGTAGGTGGATATTTTTTATTATGGAGAACTAATCTACTCCCTTCTTTAATAACACAAATTAAAATATTAATATTATCTCAAGGTGGAATGGCAAGTTCTAGTGTTGCAGCAGCAGCAGCACAATTAGGTTTAGCAGGTTCTATAAAGGCTGTAGGATTGGCAATAAAAAGTGTAATGTTAAGTAATCCTGTTGGCTGGATATTAATGATAACAGGTGCTATTCTTACTGCTACAACAGTGTTTGATTCTTTAACCCTCTCTCTTGAAGAAGCTCAACAAGCATATATAGAAACAAAAACAGAATTAGAGTCTGTTAATAGTGAATTAGAAACAACAAGTAAAAGAATTGATGAACTATTATCAAAGGATAATTTAACCTTTGTTGAAAAAGATGAATTAACTAATCTTCAAAAATCAAACGCTGAATTAGAAGCACAGAAAAAAATACTTGAAGATATACTAATTCTTAAAGCTAAAGAAAAAAATGACAAAGTTTACGAAGATTATAATAAAAAATATAAGTCACATAATAGATCTGCAAGTTTATACTTAGATTACTCAACTGGTGAAGAAGACATAATTTATTCAGGTGGAAAAACAACTAGTGCATTAATAACTGAAGAGGATTATTATAAACGTGCATCTGCTCGATATGAGTATCTAAGTAAATTAGGTAAAGAACGTAAAAAAGATCAAGAAAAAGAATATGAAGAATTATTTGAGTATATTGCAACTGAAAGTAAAGGTTATCAAGATTTAGCTAATGATATAGTTGTTACTGATGAAAAAAGTAAAAATCATAAAGAGACTCTTTCTGAATTATTTAATATTGGTTTAAAAGCACTTCACCCTGATTTATGGAAGAATTATAAATTAGGAGAATTACTTGATTCTAAAGGTATAAAAAATACTAAAAAAGAACTACTTGAATTGTCTAAAGCAAGTAAATTAGATAAAGACACAATATCTAAGTATCCAGCCCTTAAAACAGAATTAGATAAATTAGGAGTCAGTGCTGAAGATGTAGTTAGCTACATAAAAGCTATTAAAGAAGAATCTCAAGATATTTCTACTCCAACAGTCCCTGATTTAAGTGAAATATTTATTAAATATTCTGAATCAACTAAATTATTAGAGACAGCTAAAAAAGAAATTAAAGACTTCGGAACATTTTCTGAAAATACTTATAAGAGCTTAATTGAAAAATTCCCTCAACTTAAAGATTCACTTGGTAATTTTATGCTCGGTTTTTCTGACAAAGCAAATATATCTAAAATTTTACAAGATCAATATGATGACGATGTTAAAAACTATAATAAAACTTTAGGGGAAAAATTATCTTATAGTAAAGAGTATTATGATAAATTAGTTAATGATAATGCGGGTCTTATAGATGAGTTTGATAAACAATATAAGACAGATTTATCTAATTGTGAAACATTAGCTAAAGCCAAATATAAAGTTGAAGTTGAATTAGTAAATAAACTAGCTGGAGTTTGGGCGGATTATTACGATACTGCTTTGCAAGGATTTGATTTGCAACGGTTGTATGATGATAATAAAATAACATTTGACCCAAGAGTTGGTATGAATGGAATTGGTCTTGAGACAATGACCGAAAAGGAACGTAAACAAGCAGAAGATTTAAGCAAAAAAAGCAAAGATATTCGTGATATGCTTAGTGATGCAGCTAATTTATGGGGTAACTTTAAATTTGATGATGCTAAGTTTTTAGATGCTGGTAAAGATAAAGATAAAAGTTCTAAAGACACATGGAAAGAAGCTTTTCAAGCAGAATATAATTATATCAAATATCTAAGAGAGGGCGACTATATTACTGCTCAACAGTATGCAGATAAATTAGACGCTTTAAATCAAAAGTATTTTGCTAATCGTAAAAAGTATTTAGATGAATATAGACAATATGACTTAGAATTGTACAAGCTCGACCAAGAACTAGCCGAAAAACGTATTAAAGATTGGGAACACACTTTAACATTAAAAATTAATGCTCAAGGTGAAGAAGCAACTAAAGGAGAACAAATTCGTGTTTATACCCAAATTCAGGATGAATTACATAGGTTAGCACAAGAAGCTAGAAAACGTGGACTTGCTGAAGAATCAGAAGTAATTCAAAAGTATCAACAAATGTGGTGGCAATATGAACAAAAGAAATTTGACATAACCAAGCAATATCAAGATAAGCAAAAATCTCTATATGAAGGTTATATTTCAGCAGCAGAAAGAATACAAGACCTAACCATTTCTATGATAAAAAAAGAAATGGAACTACATAGAGATTCTCATAAAGAAAAAATTGATGACATAAAAGAAGAATTTGATTTAAAGCGTAGTTTATTAGATGATAAACTAGACGAGTATGATTATAATAAAAATCTTCAAGAAAAAGTTAATGCAGCTAATAAGATTCAAGGTCAAATCGACTTAATTAAGTATGACGATACTCAAAAAGGTAAATTAGCACAATTAGAAGATGAACTCAAAAAGGCTATGGATGATCTAAACGATTTTCAATACAGACATAGTATTGATTCTCAAAAGAAAATCCTTGATGACCAAGAAAAAATATTAACCGATAAACATCAAGATGAAATTGATAAAATTGAAAGCAAATTAGACAATGAGGTTTATTTAAGACAAGAAGCTGATAAAAGAATTAAGCAAAGTGGTTATAAGTTATATGATGAATTAATTAAATTTTCTGAAGATTACGGAACAATATCAAAGCATGAAGTTGATGAAGTTTGGAAAGCTTATGAAAAAGTATTAGAAAACTATAACGTTAGTCAAATAGGATTAAATGATACTCTTGATACATTGTATAAAAAATTATCTAGTATAAAAGATTTACTTGAAGAAATGAGCGAAATGTCTTTAGGAGAATTTAGTTCTTCAGTTGCAAAAAGTAAAAATGATTTAATTTCTGATATGAAATCAAATTCACAAGCGTGGTTTACGTCTAGTAATAAAGATGGTTTGGCACAAGACAATATTGACATAGCTAATCGATTAAAAACTGAACATGGTATGGACATTTATCGTGGTGATGATGGATATTGGTATGATAGAAATACTAAAAAACGTATTTATCATAAAGGTGGATTTATTACTGATAATGATTCAAGTAGATTTAAAAATGTTCGAGATTTCAAAAGTGGTGAAATTGAAATATTGGCAAAAACAGGAGAATTTATGTTCTCAGAGGGAGGTACTTCTGGATTTTTAAAAAACATTTCAGGAATAAATAATATAGCCGAAAAACTTAGTAATTTTACTATGCCTAAGTTTGAAAATTTTGAATTAAAAAGATCATTTGGGGAAATAGTATTTGCTGACAATGGAGTTTATAATCTAAATGGAATTGACGACGCATCTTTAACTAGATTTAAAACTGCTAAAGCTGAAGTTATAAATGAAGCTGTTAAGAAAATTTCTGACCTAATGAAAAACAACGGTGGTAACAAAATCAATATAAAAAATAGATATTAAGAGAGGTTAACCCCTCTCTTTTTATAATAAAAAGAAAGAGGTTATAATTTTGATATCCAATGCTTATGATATTATTTTTGATAATATTTCATCCTCTACTCACGATTTAATGATAGCTTGTTTCAGCGGTGAAGAATCTAAAGAAAATACAGTAGCTGAACATGAATATAATACTTATAAATCAAAATTTGGAGACTTAAAAATATTAGATGTTGAAGAAAAAGGAACTAGGGAGTTTGATATTACTTTAGTTAGAGAAACACCTATTGAATTGTATGAGATAGATAGAATATATAAATGGCTTATGCCCAAAGATACAAAGTTTAGGAAGTTATATATTAATGACCCTACTTATCAAGGCTATTATTACAATTGTAAAATAAGTAAAATTGTCAATGTTCCTATTAATGGTTATTCATATGCTATTAAATGTACAGTATTTTGTCAATCTCAATATGCCTTGTCTAATATAAATAAACAGGCATATGTCTCCCCTACTCTACCCTTAACTATTACTATTGTAAATGATAGCTCTAAGAAACTTACTCCTACTTTTAAATTTAAATGTAATCTAGCTAATGGAAATATATCTTTAAAAAATAATACAACAAATGAAATTATGACTTTAACAGATATGAATATTAATGAAACTATTGTAATTGATTATAAAGAATGTCAAATATCTTCTGATGTCAATGCTCTGGTTTTAAATAAATTTAATAAAAAGTTTTTAACTTTTAAACAAGGTGTAAATAGCTTAACTCTATCTGGAAATGTAAGTAATTTTGAGTACAGTTTTCAAAACGCTAAAGTATTTGTACATTAATAAGATTGGTGGTGAAAATGGATTTAAGATTTTTAGAAACAATAAAAGATAAACAATTTACGGTTTGTAACCCTAGTGGTATCGAATTAAAAATAATTGACCATAGAGAAGAAAAATTAGATATGTGGTTAAATGATATATGGAATCTGTCTTTTACGGTTGATAATTTAAAAAGAGATTGTAGTGATTACAATGATTATTACGATTTAATTATAAAAGATAGAATAATTAAAATTGAAAATATTGGAGAATTTCTTATTATTGAATGTCCTGAATATGATAATGGTACATCTAAAACAAAACAAGTAACTTGTAAATCTATAGAATATGAAATAGCAGGTAAAAATGTGCCTTACATGAAATGTCAAGCATATAAATTTTATGATATTTTACCGGTTGATATTCCTAATACTTTTATGGGTATAGTAATGTCTTATCTCCCAAATTGGACTATAGGACATATAGATACAAGCTTATACAATTTATATCGTGTATTTGATATATCAGTGGATACAAGTTTATACAATATAATGATTGAGCAAGCACAGCCAAGCTACGAATGCATTTTTCAATTTGATAGACTAAATAAAACTATTAATGCTTATACTAAAAATAATATTATCAAAGATACAGATTTAATTCTATCTTTTGATAATTTAGTTAATGAAATAAATATCACCCCTATATATGATGGTTTATGCACTGCTTTAACAGTGACTGGAGCTAATGATATGGGTATAAATATGATTAATCCCATTGGAACTAACACACTATATAATCTTAATAATGTAATTGATGTAGTAGATAGTAATAGGATTAGACTAATGTCACTAGAAACATCTAATGCTTGGAAGGCTTGGAAAGCAAAATATGATGAATTAGAAGTTGGCTATGCAAACAATAATACATCTATTAAGAATAAAAAAGCACAAATATTAACTTATCAGGCACAATTAACTACCTTAAATGGAGAAATAAAAGCTCTTAAAGATTCAATTGCCATATTTAAAACATTTAACGAAGATAAAACTGCTTTAGTAAATGAATATAACGTTAAAGTTACACAAGCTAATACTATTGAAGCTAACATCTCTACTCTTAAAACCCAAATAACAACTCTTGAAAATCAAAAAACAAATACTAACTATACTTTAAAACATTCAAATTTCTTTACAATAAATCAATTAAAAGAATTAGATAGATTTATTAAAATAGCATCTTATACAGATGAGAATTTTGCTATAACAGATAGCATGACTGATGTTCAAGTAATAGAAATGTCTCAAGAGTTATTTGATAAAGGGATTAGAGAATTAAACATTTTATCTAAACCTCGTTATAGTTTTGATGTTAATATGCTATGTCCATTATTTATAGATAATTTTATTACATATAAACAACAATTAGAATTTGGTTCAAAAGTAACGTTATATGATAGTAGAAACAATTATTATTATCCGCTGCTAATTGGTATATCAATTTCGTTTGATAACTTAGACGATGTTAAGTTTACATTTAGCGAGAGTTTAAGAAATCAAGATAATGAATTTGATATTAATCAATTATTAGGACAAACAGCTAATGTAGCTACTAATCTTGCTATAAATAATATTAAATACAATTCTTATGTTGACAGTGGTGATAAGCAAACTTTAGAAAAAATGAGAACTGAGGCTTTAGACGTTGATAAGCAAGCATTAATCAATGGTGCAGATAAAACTATTACTATTGATAACACTGGAATTTTATGCAGGGCTTTAGACACTAATGGTGTTAACGGATATAGTCCTTATCAATCATGGTGGAACGATAATATATTAATGTTTTCAGATGACTATTTTAAACATGCTAAGATGGGAATTGGCTTGATATCTTTACCTAACGGGCAAAAAGCATATGGAGTAAATGCACAAGTATTATTAGGCGATATGATTATCGGTAGTAATTTAGGTATTCACAATGCAAACAACTCATTTATTGTAGACGAATCGGGAGCAACATTAACTAATGCTACCTTCTCTATTATCGGCAACGGTGGATTAAATAAGATACTTTTAGATCCTATTAATGGATTTAAAATACAGAAAAAAGTTAATACAACTTTTACTGATATGATTTATTTAGGCACTGATGGTAGTGCTTATTTTAATGGGAATTTATTTGGTGGAAGCATTAATATCAATAATAGATTTAAAGTTAATGCTGATGGTTCTGTGGAAATGGCTACAGGAACACTCAAAAGTTTTCAATCATTAATGGCTAATGGTAAAGGATTTAAAGTTAATGAGGGAATTTCTAATGTTGATGGTGACTGTACTATAACAGGAAATTTAGTTGTAAGAGGTAATACAACTCTAGGTGGTAATATAACATGGGAAACACACGACACCAAATTTAATGATTATACTAATACAGTTAACATGTATGCAGCTATTAAAACATCTGCTGATGAAATAACATCAACTGTTAGCACACAGATAAATGGAGTTAATCAAAGTATTACAACTATTAGACAAACTTCAGATGCGATAGCCTTGGCTGTCAATAATAATAAGTTAATTTTTAATTCAAGTGGTCTTAGCATATATAATGCTGGATTTAGTATATATAATGGTAGTAATAAGGTATTTTATGTCGATACTGGTGGCAACATAGTAACAAGAGGATATTATTATGGTAATGGTGTTACAAGTGATGATAAAGGTTTGACTATACTTAATGGTAAATTTAAAATTACTGACAGTAGTAATAATTTTACATTTTTTTCAGTTGATAATAGCGGAAAAACATATTGTAGAGGTTTGACTGTTCTTCGTAGTGGCACATCTTCCAATTCGTTATTTATGGTTGATGACGATGGCGTATGTTCAGCAGGTTTAAAAGTTTATTATAATAATAGTTTTACTAGTACTACTTTTCTAAAACTAAATGTAGCCATTGATTATGTAAGAATAGGCGATAATGCAACTACTTCTGCAACAGGCTATTATCAAATGTCTTATTCAACTTCGACAAATGGATACTATCATTATTTCAATGGAAGTACGTATATGAAAAATACAGTTACTTTTGCTGAATCAATTATATTTAAAGGAAAAACTTTTAATAACGTAAAACAAGGATCAGCTTTAACATCAAGTGATTATGTAATGGTAGCAAGTTAAAAATAATAAAATAGAGGTAAAAATAAAATATGAGATTAATACAAATAGTAAATATGCTAGAATCTTTGGTTATAATGACTAACTTACCATTATCAGCCAAAGATTCTTTTTATTTAAATAATACTTTAATTGCTTTTGAGGATAAATTTAATTCTTATAATAAAGCAAAAAATAATCTATTAACACAATATGGAACAAGTGAAGATGGCTTAAATTTTCTTTTAGATAAAGAAGAAAATAGACAATTATTTTTCAAAGAATTATATGAGTTAGATAACATGGACATCGATATAACATTTGACAAAATTAAAGTTGGCTTAAGCAAGTTAGAGAAATATATAGAGAATGAGAAAAATAAAAATCCTAATTTTGAAGGTATTGAAACTAAACATTTATTGAACGTAAGAAATGTTATAGAATTTTATGATGATACGAAGAAAGAAGAAATCGAAAATTAAAAAGTGGGTGAAAAATGATAGATGTAAAAATCACTAAAATAGCTGGTTCTAGCGTTGAAATGAAATTCATAGTTACAAAAGACGGTACTCCTTTTATAACTTTATCTAGTTGCGAAATTTATTTTAAATTAGCTACACATGGGGATATAACTAGCCAAGTAAGTAAATCAACAAGTGATTTCACAGTAGCTGATAATACTGCAACTATTAAATTATTGTCTACCGATACAGCTAATTTATCTGGTGCATATGAATATATAATTACCTTTTCCGATGCGCTACAAAATACGGATAAATTTAAAGGAGTTATAAATTTTGAAAAAGATATAGTGTAAATTACAAAGGAGGATTAAATAAATGCCAATGTCAAACGCTCTAGGTAATTCTATATTGAATTACTTTTACAATGTAGGTACTCCTATAATGACTGCTCCAACAAAGGTATATTTAGGATTAAGCACAACAATAATTAATGCTGACGGTACTGGAATTACAGAACCAGTTGGAAATGGCTATGTAAGAATGGAATTAAATGCAAACACTACTATGTTTACAACTTCTACGGTTAAAGAATTATCAAACAAAAATGGTATCATCTTCCCAAAAGTTACGGGTGGAAATTGGAATACACATACAAATACTGCTGCGGATGTTTTATATGCATTTATCTCAACTGCTTCAACAGGTGGAATAATGCTGTGGTATCAGCAAGTACCATATAAATGGATACAAGCTGGCACTGAATATTACATAGCAGTTGGTAGTTTAGATTTTAGTATAGTTTAAATTATGAATGAAATAAAATGTGATTTATTCAAACCGTATGAAGTTGATGTAAATATAAGTAGAGAAACATCTGCTTACATAGATAATATATTTGAAAAATATAATATTGAATGTTGTGTTGAAAATTTAAAGCTGTTAATAAACGGTCTAATTAATTTTGATGCTGAAGCTAAAATGGAAATAAAAGAAACATTGAAACTCTCTAACTTAAATCATATAACAGCAAATTTTAATATGAATATAATAGAAACTTTGATATTAAAGCAAAATATAAATTTTATATGTAATAGTAGTTTTGATATTAACTTTTCTACTAAGCAATACGAAAATATAAGTTTTACAAGTAATTCAAATATGAATTGTTATGGTCAACTAATAATCTCATTATCAGTTGGAAGCACAAAATCTGTAACTGTTGGATATTGTAAAAATTTAACCTTATTTCAATACTATAGCGACACTTTGGATTCTAAAATTTCTACTACAAAAGCAATAACAATAGGTCAGGTTAAAGACAATACTTTATTTGAATACTACAATAACACGTCATTTTAGAAAGGAGTGAATATGGCAACAACAAATTATAATCTTGCCGATATCACACGTTTACCTGACAATGCAACAAGATATCAACAAGACAGTGAAATAATAGATGTTACTAATGCTAACAATGTCTTAATAGATACAGCATTACAAAGTTTAGAATCAAGTAAACTAACAAAAACAGGAGATGTAAAAGATACAACTGTTACATTTACCGAATCTACAATAAGAGAAAACTTGGTATCGGGTGATAAATCATCGGTTTTAATGGGTAAGATAAAAAAATGGTTTACAGATATTTGGACTACTTTAAGCGAAAAGGCAGATAAAATATGGATGGCAGATAATTGGAAAACAGAAAGTGACTCGCCATCTTCATATCCATCAAAAACCAAAACTATTTTTTGTAGCAGTGAGACATGGAATGGTTTAACAGGTGGTTGTATAGTTGAAACAACTGCTTATAATTTAAACATAATAAGACAAGAGGTGTCTAGTTATGATGGAAACCCTTTGATGTATAGACTAAGTAGAAACGGATGGGGTACTTGGCAACCTTGGAAATCAATAGCCACAACAGATAAAATTGATATTTTAAGCACTGATTTGTTAAATGGCTGGACACAAACATTCCCTCATATTTCTACTACTATAGGTATTAGCGGTAACATTGTTAATTTAAATGGATGGTTGACAGTTGGAAATATTGCAACAAATACAGTTGTTTTTAATATACCTTATCACCCTAGCGAGTTTAGAGTTGTTTTCGTTGCTTGTAGTGATGGTAAGGTAAGACAACTTAATATTAATACTGCTGGTGACGTTGCAGTTGACGGAACTTTTATTCCATGGACAACTGGGCTGCATATTTTATTAAATAGCAGTTTTATTATATAGGAGGGTTGATATGACAAGACAAGAATTAGAAAATAATTATTTAATTGTAGATGGTAAAAAGCATTCTCCTAGATATGATTTAAAAAAGATAGAAGTAATTCAAGATGGTGAAATAATATTTGTTGATGACTTTATTATAACTGCTACAGCACAAGAAGTTTATGAGAAATGGCAAGTGCAACAAAACACTACTCCACAACCTACAGAATTAGACTTATTAAAAGAACAAGTTATAAATTTACAAGCATACGAAGTAGAAAAAGTTGAGAAAAAATATATGGAGGTTACAAGTGCATAATATACTAAAAAATCTAATTAATGTTAAATTTTATAAAACTAAAGATATAGCAGTAAATAAAGTTAATGTATGTTTTGGTATGGATACTATAAAAACAGAGGAATATACAGAATTAACTATGTTAATAGATACAAAATATCCTATAGAATAAATGTCCGCATCATAAAGATTTTGACAATATAGATGAGATGGTATAATATATAATAAATGTAAATTATTATAAGTAAGGATGAGAATTATGTCATTAACATCTCTATTGAGTAAAAATACTCCTGAGTGTTTAGAATTTCAAAATATCTTAAGAGAAATAATTCCAAGTAAAAAGCAATTTTATACCGTTTCTGGAAATTTTGCTTTTTCAAATGAGTATCAAGAGGCATTATCAATTGAATTATCAAATAATTATGATTATAGTGTTGTTGGAACAGCATTTGATTACTTAGCGCGGATTATTATTGCAAAAAAATAAGAATTTCTAAATTAGATACTATAGGTCTTAATGCCAAAAAAGGATTGTCTTGGCTTAATTTAATGGTAGATAAAAAAACTTTCCGTAAATTACAGAATAGATATGAAGATGCAGTATTCGCATTTGAACAATACATTAAAAAGAATCATAAAATATCATTTATTATTACTGAAGCGTGTTATTTAGCACACCTTGAACATGTATTCAGAAGTGGTATGCCACCGACAAATATAGAAAAATTTTTTGATAAAACAGATAGCAAAATTGTTAATGATTTAAAAAATATATCTGAAGTATTTGAAAAAAGTTTTCTATCTGTTATATCTGAAAAAAGTAATGTTATCTTTAACCCTACATTTGGTAAGGCATCATTATGTTGTAATGGTGCAGATGCAGATATATTCATAGATGGCACATTATATGATTTTAAGACTACTAAGAAAAACGGATATAATTGGAAAGAGGTTGCTCAAATTATTGGATACTTTTTCTTAAATCGGCTTCAAATCCGTTGGAATTGTGATGATGATAATTTGAATAAAATGCAAATAGAAAAAGTTGCATTTTATAAGGCTCGTTTTGGAGAGATAGAATGTTTTGATATTAATAATTTAGGACAAGATATTATTGTTTCAACAGAAGAAAAACTAGACAAATATTTTAAGAAGTATAAAGAAATTTATTTTATATAGTCAGTATAATAAAAGTTCAGATAAAATGAGGATAAAAATTTAGATAGACAAGATTTAAGATACGTTAAAAAGTATCTTTTATTTTGTCTATTTTTAATGTTGAAATTTCAATAAGAAAGGAATAATAAAATGCGTATAGAAAATGTAAATAAAGAAAATTACACAAACACTTTTTCTTACAATGATTATGGGAAGAAATTTACTTATTCAGGTGAAACAGCTTATTCTTATAAAAATGATAATATGTTCCCTATAAATAAAGAATTGGTTGAACAAGTATTAAAAGATATAATTATAGATTTATCAAAATTAGATGTACCAATATTTTTAATTCCAGACCAACTTATGGGATTCGATATTAAGCATAATAATTATATAGGTGAAGATTACCAAGGGCGTGCTTACAATTCTCATATTATTTTAGGTAGTAGAAAAATTAAACCCACTAAAGAAAACATAGGATGTCTAGTAATCCATGAGATTGGTCATGTGTTGATGTATAAAGCATTAAATTGTACATGGGACACTAGCGATAAAGTATTAAGAGAATATAAGAAAATAAGAGGTATACCTGATAAGTGGAAGAATGTTAAAAATCCAAACTGGTATACTCGCCCTGCTGAAATATTTGCAGAAGATTTTAGATACTTATTTGGTGCTGATTACATGTTGATTGACCCTTATGATAAAGATTCTGATTTCGTTAAAATGTATGGTAAAGATTTAGAAAATGCACCAACACAAGAGATTAAGAATTACATGATTAAATTATTAAATAGTTTAAATGGTATCTAAACTTTAAATAGATACCATTTCTGTGTGTCAATTTCATATTTTATCTCGTATAAATCTCTTTCATTTTGCATACATGTAAAAACTACTCTGTGATTTCCTGCCAACATTTCATCATGGGTTTTTACTATTTTATCAATTTGAATGGTTCTATCATCTTCTCTTTTAAATCTCAATGGAATTATTGTTCCATCGGTTTTAAAGGAAGCTAATACTTTTATGTTTTCATTTACAATTTTCATATGGTTAACTCCTTACAAAATACTACTCATACCAATATATTCATCCGATGGATAGCCTCCAAGAAGTGGCTGTAGATTACTGTTTACAAATACACCTCTAATTATAGCAGTATCACCATATTTAAATCTAATATTATCAATTGTTTTATCTAAAGTTTCACTCTTTTTACTTAGATTGGATTGAAACATGCTAATTTGTTTAACAGCCCTAAATTCTAGGTCAGTCACAGATACGCCTAGTTGTCTTATAGGTTTTTTATCCCAAGTTGCATCAAATAGTCTACATATATTTTCATGTATATCATTTGTGCAATCAGTAAAAAACGAAAGTTTCTTTTGTCTTGATATATAGAAAAAATCATTATATTTTATACCAATGCTCACGACTTTACAAAATGCTCCGATTTCTCTTAATCTCCAAGCAGTCATTTCAACTAAGCTAAGAATTATTGCGTGAGCAGTTTCCGTGTCTGTAACATCAAATTTGAGAGTGCTACTATTCCCAACACTTTTAACATGCTCAATTTGCTTAAATGTAGAGTTATCTCTGCCCCATGAGTAATTATAGATTAATTGTCCATGTGATTTAAGTAATTTTATTATTGTGTTATAATCAAAGTTTGCAAGTTCACCTATAGTGTGTATTCCTATTTTATTTAACTTTTGTTTAGTTTTCCTACCTACCATGAATAAATCTTCAATAGGTAGTATCCACATTTTATCTTTGATTTCTTCAGGAAAACAGGTGTGACATTTGTTAGGTTTTTCAAAATCACCTGCCATTTTAGCAAGTAATTTATTTTCGGAAACACCTATGTTAACTGTGTAACCAAATTTATTGTACACTGTATCTTTTATATTATAGGCAAGATTTATAGCTTCTTCCCTGCTTTTATCTGTAAATCGTAAGAAACATTCATCTATACTAAATGCTTCAACTTGTGGAGTAAAAGTTGTTAAAAATTCTCTAAGCTTTTTGCTTGCTTTAACGTATACGTTATAATTTGGTGGTATTACTAAAAGTTTAGGATATTTATTTCTAGCTTCAAATAAAGATTCTCCAGTTTGAATGTTATACTTTTTTGCTGGAACTGATTTAGCAAGCACAATTCCATGTCTGTTTTCTTCATTACCACCAATAACAGATGGAATTTCTCTAATATCTCTTTCCATACCTATTTGCTTTTCATATGTTGCATGCCAAGACAGGAAAGCAGAATTAACATCAATATGCATAATTATATCGTTTGTCATTTTATAGTTCACCTTGATTCTATATATAATCTATAATCTTAGATGAATTATATCAAACATTTGTTCGATTGTAAATAAGAAAAATTAGTAAAAAATATTACCCTTTTGACAAAATTTGTTAATATGGTATAATTTACATAATAAGAATAAAAGGGGTAATGACAATGAAATCAACAAAAAATATTATATTATGGATATTGTCCATTTTTATGTTAACAGGAGTCATAGCTTTTGGATTTTCACTATCTAGTATTTTACTAATCATGACTTCAATTTTATTAATGCCTATATTCAGTAAGCATATTAATAAAATAATAAAAGGTAAAGGTCTTAAAATTGGGTTGGCTATTGTCTTGTTTTTGGTAGCTATAATTATTGCACCAATAACAGAAACGTCTATTGATAATGATATTAGTTTTAGTGATAATGTAGAATCAATTGATAATAAAGACACCGAAATTTCTAATACAGTAAACAATGATAACCAAAAGGTAGATATTAGCACAAATAATTCTACAAATACAAGCAATACAACTACTCCATCAAATAAAAATACTAATGCTGACTTAAATTTAAAAGTTACATTCTTAGATGTTGGTCAAGCTGATTGTATAGTTATCTCATCTAATGATGATTTTATGATAATTGACGGTGGAAACAATGCAGATATTGCAACAGTTACAGACTTCTTAAAATCTAAAGAAGTTGAAAATATTAAATACTTAATAGGAACTCATCCACATGAAGATCATATTGGTGGTTTAGATGCTATAATTAATAATTTCAATGTAGAAACAATAATTATGCCTGAAGCTATTTCAGATACACAAACCTTTGAAGATGTTATTGCAGCCATAGAGAATAAGAATCTTGAAATAACTGCTCCTAAAGTTGGAGATACTTATACATTAGGTAGTGCTTCCTTTACTATTATTGCCCCAAATAAAATCTACTCAGAATTGAACAATATGTCTGTAGGAGTAAAATTGGTTAATGGAGAAAATAGCTTTGTATTTAATGGAGATGCAGAAGTGCTATCCGAGAATGATATTTTATCTAATAAAATAGATTTAAAAGCTGATGTGTTGAAGTTATCTCATCATGGAAGTGATACTTCAACTAGCAAAGCATTTTTAAAAGCTGTTAATCCAAAATATGCTATTATTTCTGTAGGAAAAGATAATTCATATGGACATCCAAATGTAGATACTCTGCAAAAGCTATTAAACAATAAGATTGAACTATATAGAACTGATTTACAAGGTAATATTGTAGTTACTTCTGATGGTAAAAACATTGGATTTAATGTAGAATCTTGTGATATTGCCGAGGGTATAAAACTAGCAAATGAAAAAGCTTTAGAAAAATCTTTAAAACAAGAAGAAACAAAAGTTGTAACTACTAAAGAAGAAGAAACTATTTCTACTACTGAAGAAACTAAAAGTGTTGATTATATTTTAAATAAAAATAGTGATATATTTCATCATACTTGGTGTGGTAGTGTAAAACTAATGAAAGAATCAAATAAGGTTTATTTTACTGGAAGCAGAAATGATGTAATTAATCAAGGTTATGATGCTTGTAAGAAATGCAATCCATAATAGAGGTGACGATATGATGATATTAACAATCGATAGAATAGAAGAAAACATTGTAATATGCGAGAAAGAAAACAGAGAAATGATAAATTTGAAAATAACAGAGTTTAATTACTCTCCAAAAGAAAGTGATATAGTTTTTCTTGATACTAATGGTAAGTTTTCGTTTGATGAAAAAACTACTAATGAAAAGAAAAAATCTATATCAGAAAGATTTAATAAATTATTTAAAAAGTAAACATAAAAATATTAAATTGGAGTCTTTTAAAGGCTCTTTTTTAATGCATAAATTTAATTATAAAGGGGCGTATCATGGATGGTTTTATAAAACTTATCGAAAACTTCAGTTTATCTGAGGTTATTTTTGTATTATGTGCTTTAGCCGGATTAGTGTTAAGTATAGAAAAATTAATTAAATGGATATTAGGAAAATTTAATTGGTATCACAAGAGAAAATCACAAGAAGAAGATTTACAAAAAATAATAACAACAATGAGTGAACAGAATATAGAGCAAAATAAAAGAATGGATGAAATTTCATTTAAACTAGATTCAATGACATATGCTACAAAACAAAATATGAAACATACAATCACTAAAGCTAGTGAGGAATATTTGGCTCGCAGCTATATAACTTCTTATGAGTTACAATCATTGGAAGACATGTATAAGGCTTATGAGCAGATTGGTGGCAATAGTTTTGTTCACACTTTAATGTCTAAAATAAGAAAATTAAAGGTTATAAACAATCATGAAGAATAAGAAATGAGGTGAATAAGATAGTGAATTATTTAGTATTTTTAGATGCAGGACATGGACTAGATACAAAAGGTAAAAGAACACCAAGTTTTGATGATGGAAGTTTTATGCGAGAAAATGAATTTAACAGAATAGTTGTTCAAAAGATTTATAGAGAACTAGAAAAATATGAAAATGTAGAAGTTATTATTGTTAATTCTGAAAAATATGATGTTAGCTTAGATGAAAGAATTAGAAGAGTTAATACCACATATGATAATTATATTAGAAAGTTTTCTAAACCTAAGTGTGTATTAATATCTGTTCATGCTAATGCTCTCAATGGAATTTGGGGAACACAAAATGGAACAAGTACACATTATTACCCTACTAATATGATAGATAAGGCTTTTTCTGAAGTTATTAATAAACATTTAGTAGCTAAAACTGGTTTAAAAAATAGAGGGAATATAGGTAGTGATTTTCAAATAATTAGAGAACCTAAGATGACAGCTTGTTTATGTGAATGTGCATTTATGGATAACAAAGAGGAAGCTAAATTATTATTAACCGATGAGTTTAGACAGGCTTGCGCTGAAGGTGTTGTTAATGGATTATTAGAGTACTTTGGTATAGAGAGTATGCCAACTAAAGATAAAGTTAACAACTCTCCTACCCCACTCTATCGTGTTCAAGTTGGTGCTTTTAATACTATAGAAAATACTAATCGGTGTATTTTAGACCTTCAAGTAAAAGGATTTAAAAATATTTTTATAGTTAACGTTGATAAACAAGATGAAATTGATGTTAATTTAATTACTCAACAATCACACGTAGAAATAGAAAAAGAATGTATAAAAAAATATAAAGATAAAATAATTAAATTCATCGAAAGTGAGGTTTAATATGTATACGGTTGATAAAGCGTTAGATATATTATCAAATACATCACCTAAAATAGTTACTGATAAACAATATTGGTTAGATAATTATAGTAAATTACAATATGCCGATAGTCTAATTACTCAAATGGCAAATTATATTAAACCTTATAAAGAAGATATTAAAGTTGAAGAGGATAAGAAAGTTTATTATACTGAAACATCTAATGGCACAAGGCAAATTTTCTTACCGCCTGAAAAATTAAAAATTGATATATTTGGTAAACCTATTAATAATAATTCATTTACTAAATATAAGTATGCAGTCAATGGAACACTTTTTGGAGGTTCGGTTTTCTCGGTTACACCTTTAATGGTTAATGGTGATTATATGGGAAAATGTAGATGGCAAAGTAACTATGGGAAAGCACAAAGTTGTATTATAATTAATAAAGATAATACTGTTTGGATGACTAAGTTAAATAGTATATCAGAATTAGGGAATAAATTATACTCAGCCAAGCATATTATAGGTGGAATTGGTATAGTTAATAAAAAAGATAAAAACTTTAAATATGATCCAGCTAGTGAAGGCTATACAGGTTCTGTTTTAAGTGGTGTTACAAGAAAATGCAATAAAACAGTATTAGGGTACATAGAAAAATCTAATCAGTTAGTATTAATGACTCGCCCTAATATACATCATTCTAGTGGATATAGTTTATTACAATTATGTGAAGATTGTGGCTATACTTTTGCCATATCATTAGATGGTTCAGGAAGTACTATAAGTATTGCAGAAAATAAATACAAATTAAAAGGTGATGGCAGAGGTATATACTCTGTCTTATTTTGTGAGTAAATATAGAAAGGATATATTAGACTATGGAAAAACTATTTAATCAATTAACACAATTATTAAAAATAAAATCATTAGTAACTATTATAGCTATGATAGTATTTGCTATATTAGCTTTAAAAGAAGTTATAGGTGTAGATCAAGTTATGGTCGTAGTTACTATGATAGTTACTTTTTATTTTAGTAAGAAAGATGATAAAGAGGAATCGAAATAA